ATACGAAGTATATTATATATCTATATTTTTCAAGGTCTACCAGGAAGTAATATATACTTTAGTATATATTAACATTTTTCAGGCATCTCTTGAACCAAATACCTACCTCATATACCGAACCCTTGGCAATGGTATACCTTGCCTTGTTAAGCCAGTAAAGGTAATTGCCTTCATCCATGAAAATCTTGTAGGCTTTAGGAAATCCCATAATTGCCTTGAAATCCAAAATCCCAAGAGGGTAACCATCAGGTCGGAACTGTCTATCAGCAGGTCTTAAAGTTAGAGGAGCTTTATCTAACTCTAATCGATACACTCCTGGGAGAGTACTCATCTTAGCAGTCTTTATGGGCCATTTCTTTTCATTCTTGAAATCACTATTCCACAATAACTGAATCTTTCTAACGGTTAGATTCTTCTTTGCAGGAAGCTTTCGATAATCATACATCGCCAAAGTCTTTTCAATTGGAATGTTATAATTACTCCCGTAAGGAGACTCAAAGAGCAATTCTCTAGTAATTGTTGGAGTTTTTACTTGGAATACTTCATTAAAAGCATTCAAGTATTTCTTACCGGCTTTCTTATGCACTCCAACGATAACTAAACGTTTCCTTGATACTTGGGAGTTCCCATAGTCGGAAACGCTTCTTTCGTGAAAAATAAATTTATAGTCTTTAAGGGCTTCCTGAAGGTATTCATTGGGTAGAAGAGATAGCAAACGAGGTAAGTTTTCTATAAGAAAAATCTTAGGCTTGTAATAATTGATTCCTTCTATTACTAGACTTAAACTTCGGTTATCCTTGGGTTTACCCAATTCTTTAACCTTTGAAAGCCTCATAATGGATGATGCTCCACAGTCTGGAGAAGAGATTATGATATCTATTTTCTCATCAAACTCCTGTAAACAATATCCCTTGTAGAATGGTATATCTCCAAAATTAGCTTTCCATTGCTCTTCTCCGGGAGTATGAAATACTCCTCGAGGTTCTATATTCCCTAATAGGTGCTTCCTAAAAGGGAACAGCAGAGCTCCTTGCCCTGCTGAAATCCCTAATACATTCATTTCTTGTAACTTCTTAGTTTTACATATTTAACCCAGGCATAATGTTTCCTAACCTTAGTATAATCCAGGTTATGGTCATTGTTATGGGCTTCTTCTTCAAAGCTTACATCATGATATCTTTCGCTTTGTTTGTTCCATTTAGCAAAGAACATGATGATTAGGTACTCGATTGCATACCACAAGTAGTAGAAAATCCACAACATCTCTTGCATTTGCTTGAGATGTATCTTCTCATGGTTGTAATCATAGGCATCAAACTTGGCACCTTTTCTTACGAAGACGATGCCGAATAAATTCATGGCTTTATACCCTTTGAAAGGTATAAATTTGTTGTAAATTACCTTCATTATATCTTGTTTTTAAAGTTTTCGTAAGCGTTTTTTAACTTCTGGTCATAGGCATTTTCAGCATAACCAGGACCATTATACTTCCGAGCAAAGCCTGCCCAGTCATGTTCCTTCAAGTTCTTCAAACAACGGGTATTATTCATGTAATAATACATCAATTTCAGCTGAGAAGCATGAGATTCTTCCATCTTTTTGACGAAATCAAAGACATTTTTACACCCACAATAGGCAAAATTGAAGCCCATAATCTGAAACATTCCCCAAGAAGCTGACTTTAGAGCACATTCTTCATCAATTTTCTTGGCAATTTCGAGTCTTTTGTACTCATGAGCTCCACCAAGATACTTAGATTTGTCCCATTTCGGGAAACAAATGGTAGGATAACTCTTTTGAGCAGCAACTGCCTTGTCCAAACCGAATTTGTTCTTGATTTCCTTGTACATAATGTGACCTTCGAACAGAATTTGAGGTCTACCATCTACTAAAAATCCATCTCTGCCTGCTGCTTCTACCAGTTGTACTGATTTAAGCAAGGCTGGTTCTAGTCCCAAATCATTGGCTAGAGCCACAATCATTTCATTAGTTAACTTATCCATAACGTTATATTTTAAAGTTCATTAAAGATTAGAAAGTATTGCTGAATACCCTGCTTGGGATGGTTCTTTGGGTTCTATTATCCTATATAATTTAATAATGTAGAAATATGGAAACTGAAAAATGTCACCTATGCAATGAACCTATCGACTTGCATCAGTACGAATTATCTAGGGCAATCCCTAAAATAATGGAAGCCAAACAACTTTGCTTTCATTGTGCTTTCTGGCATAACATTAAAGAAGAAGATGATAAGGTAAGAAAGGATTTTTCGATGGAAATCCTCCCATTAATCACTCCGGATTATCGTCATTACACTATCCATCTTAATTCCTTATGGATAGAAGTTGGTACTTTCAGAAGAGAACGTATTAAAACTTCAGAAAATTACATTGCTATGCTCACCGGAGATAATTCCATGATTATTAACTCATATAACAATTGGGGATTCCAGGGCATAATTCCAGAACACTCTAGAGGACTTTTTACTCCAAATGGATTAATCCTTACTCCTGTAGAACTTATGGAAATCTTAAGTCGCAAATCCTTTACCTCAGAGGATTTAAAATTTATGATTCAAAATTATACAGATAATAAATAATTTCGTATATTTGCATAAACTAATTAATAAAGATATGAAAAAGAACAAAGAAACCAAAAAGCTAAAGGAGGGTGAAGAAGTAATTTTCTCTGATGGCAAAACCTTAATGGAGAAAGTAAAGGTAGAATCTATCGACAAGAAAGGTGGGTTTGCAATCCTGAGTAACAAAGTAAAGGTATCAAGAACCCTGGGACCCGATGGATTCTATACAAGGTTAGATGGTAAGCAAAGTGTTATCCTACCTCTATCGGATAAATCAGAATTGGATTATCAGGCCTTCAAATCTTATTTCTCTATTAAGAGAAACCTGGAATTTATCGAAGCCAAGATAAAAGATATGAAGGATAAAGAGTTCAGCGAACTAATAGTAGAGTTAGATAAGAAGATATCCAAAATCGTAAATAAATACTTCGAACAATGACTCTATGGATTATCTTGGGTATAATATATGCTATCTGTATTATACCTGCCTGGTTTATGACCAGGGTAATATGCTCAATGCACCGATTAACTAGACCGGGATTCCTATTCCTAACTATCTGGTTAATCATGCCACTATTTCCGATATACTTTATAATAACTTATATAGAGAAGAAACATGAACAGAGAGATTAAGACTAAGAAGGTTGGTAGGCAAAAGAAGCTTACCAATCCTTGCCCAGTAATCAATGGAGAAACAGAAGTAATGGTGGGAAGCCCAAGGTGTATTACCTGCCAATGGTTTGAAAGAAAATTAGAGAAGAATGGAAAAGCCTACGTACACTGCAATCGATTATAATTCCAAAGAGAATAAGGTAATCGAAGAAAGGATAAGAAATTATTACTTACCTGTAAAGAATGTCCTTGAGACAGTTCGGGATAGAAGGATTAATATACCAAATTCTCCAGGAGGATTATGTGTTGACCTGATAGAGGTGAGTAGAACCATTAATATAGAGTTCAATCTTTCTAATGATGGTACATACTTATGGAGAGAGGTAATCAGACCCTGGTTTACTCCACAAAGGTTTAACCTTACCGATGTATACTTCACTTATTGTACTCCTGATATCTTAATTTTAGGATATGGGTTAACCGTTGATAGTAAGTCATGGTATAAGGTACCTTTAGAGAAATTGAGGGGTTATGAACCTTTGTTGAAAACAGGGTTCTGGTTCCCCACCAGTAAAGCATATAATAATAACCGTATTAAAATACTAGAGTGTGCCTTGGAGGATTTAGAGAGAATTAAAAGAGAGGGAGTTAAAGTTAATCTCCCTCCCATTACAGAAGATGAACCTATAATTTATTAAGTTATGGAAGATATTAACTTGGGTAAACTTACCCAAGAGGAAGAGGCAATCCTTAGACTTACTGAGGAAATTTGGAATAGGTTTTTAGAATTACCTATCAACCATCCGATGGAAATGGATGAGATGGCAATTAAGATACATGATATCCAAAGGATGATTATATCTAGGCCTGGATTTAGGTTGAATCAAGAAATGTTTAAAGGATATGGTAAAGGTAACAGCGATAAGGGATGATGACCATAAGAGAATCCTAAGATGTTCTGAAGGTAATAGGGTTTGGTATCGGTTATGGATTAATCCTGAGGATATGATGAGAATAGAACCATTATTAAAGGGAGGAGATAGGATTTGGATGGAAGAACTCGAGATGTATTATACTTTCTTCTATGAGATAAGAAATGGTAGAAGGGTCTTAGGGAAGAATAGAATTAAGGAGATATTAGATATCCTTTTATAGGATGAATGCCAGGGATGTTAGGTCTCTGGCTTCTTTGTGTGTTGTGGGGTTTGTGGGATAATCGGGGTACCTCTTTAAGCGAGGAGCGATTTTGGTGTGGTACTAAATGGGGCTAACGGTTACGTTAAAATTAACATTCAAAAATAAAAAGTAAGGGACAAACATTTTTATTTGCTTTCCCTTACTTTTTATTTAGTTTATAAGTTCTTTAAAAAATCTTTTGTATCTTTGATAATCTGAATTAATATCCAAATTACACCAACAAATAAAAATACATTTAATAGCATATCATTTAATTACTTGAAATTTTTGACTATTTGTAAACCTTTTGTTAGAACCTCTTTTTTTGTGTCCTTTGTATTTTCGCTTGCAATACTTGCAAATGAAAAATCATTCACTTTGTAGACTTGCTTATAAAATTCTGTAAATGCAGAAACAAGTGTTTTTAGTTCATTTTGTTTCTTTTCTTCTTTCGCTTTGCAAATCGAATCAAGCAAAGAAAAAGTTGTATTTCTTAGTTTCTTTCGATACGCTTTCTTTTGCTTTTCGTTCAACTCTGCAAAAAGACTTTCAATATAAATTTCGGTCTTTTTCCCTAAAGAAGTTTTTAAAAGTCCGTTAGTTTTTTCATTTAGACTTTTAAAAATACTATCAACTGATAATTTAATAGTGCTATTTGCTTTTGCTTGTGCTTTTGCTTTATTTGCACTAACTTTGTTTACTTTGTTGTTAATAGCTTCTTTTTCTACTACTACATTTTTTAATTCTTCCATAATAAAATACTTTTAGTTTTTATGTTTATTTTATTATACCCTTTTCTCTATAAAACTAAAAGATTTATAAGAAAAAGAGAAAAGGAATAAATTAATTTTATATTGTTTCAATATGTCAAATATCGCTTTTTGATTACATTACAAAGATACGATTTATATTTTAATTAGCAAAATTTTCAGAGAATTTTCTTTTTAAAAATTGTTAATCAAAATTTTAAATATTTCTTTGCTTTTTCAACAATACAAAGATAAAAAATATATTTTAATCTGCAAAACATTTTGAGATTTTTTTTTGAGAAATTTTTTAAGAATTATTTTTAAAAAAATTCGTGAGAATTTTATGCAAGTAGGTTTTAGAGGTTTGAAAGGTGGGCATTGTTGTGGGCATTAGATATAGGTATATTGGTGGATATAAGGTAGGATATAGAAGGGGTTGGTATAGGTACCACTTTAGAAATTTAGAGGCCCCATACAGTCCGGTTAATATTATCTGTATATTATCATACATAAAGGCCATTAAGTGACTAGCAAGCAATCCTACAATGCCCAAGGCCATTCATGAGTCTATAGAGTACTATGGCCTATAGGTCTGTAGTTAGGCCTATGGTAAGCCTTAGCAAGTCCCATGATGGCCTACATAGAAAGGCTTAAGAAAAAGCCCAGTACCTTAGATAGGCATGGGCTTAGGTGTAACATAGTTAGCGAGATTTGAATATAGCTATCAAGGCAACTATAGCAGGAGATAGCATAAAGAGTAAGGCAAGTATCATTGTAATATTGCCTTGTAAGGCCTGAGATAAAATATATAGAGCTCCCATAGCGATTAGCAGGAATAGATGTCGGTGATGATAAATGTATTGTTAGCATAGTTTACGATTGGTTCGCAGGTTTCATTGTTTTCGCAGAATACATTGTATAAGGCAGCCTGGATATATTCGATATCGGCATCGGAATAGGTAGTGCCTGTAGTGAAGACCCAGGTATGAGTACCTTTATAATCGGTAACCGTAGAAGTAATCGAAGCAAGATATAACTGGTATACCTTAATAGAAGTCTTTTGAATGGCTTCTAGGATAGGAATGATATATTCTGAGTAACCCATAGAGTCATCGATAATAGAATCGTCATGGCCAGTAGAAATGATTACCAGGTCCTTGGCCATAGGATAATAATAGGCAATAGGGTAATTGTTACCGCAAAGGATGTTGTTTGCATTAAATTGTACTGTTTTCATATCTTTATATTTTTAATTGTTTATAGTGCAAATATAATGCTTTTTATTTATTTATGCAAATCCTACTGAGGCCCCTAATGGATAATGTCTTAAGGCTACTTAACTTATTAGTAATCAAACAGTTACATAAAACATATACCTTCTAGCAATCTAAAGTTTCTTTTTAACTAATTACAAGGGCCATTAATAACATACTTACTAGTTTTAGGTACCTTGAATGGCCTAAAATTTTATATAATCCCAATAAATCCTGGGGCCATGAATGGTATATTTAATTGCCTAATCCTACAAATCCGATTGCCTTTTTATATACATATATTATATAATAAGCGGCCATTAGGGGTCTAGGATTTATCGGATTTAGGTACCCCAATAGGCCCTTTTTAGGTACCTTTTAGGCAATCGGTTATATAGCCTTAGGACCTTGAGACTGATGTGTTAGATAGCTCTAGAGTATGGTGGTTGTATAGTAGAGGATGCCTGCCCAGACTAGGTACCCCAAAATCCGCAACCCCCGGCGATCCCCAGATTGTATTATGTATATTGATTAGTATTATATTAGGTTGAAGGTTATATGTACCTTAGATAAGTGTATGTGTATTATGTTACATAGTTAGGCCCAGTATGATTTTGTATTATGTTCATACTGGGCATTATATATTATAGGTATGTTATTATATTGGTTATTTGTTTTGTTTGGGGGGTGGTTGGGTTAGTAGGTTGGTATCCTTAGGATTAAGGTCTCTAATAGGATTAGTAGGATTATCTGTAGGCTCTGTAGGGTTATGTATATGTATTTTTGTTTGTTGGTGGGGCTTGGTATTTGGGAATACCTCTTGCTCCTATGTATTAGGCTTAGTGAGGTATATATTATTAAGGCTATTAAGAGTAAGGCTTTCATTTCTGTTTGGATTTTAATTTGTTTTGGGTACGTAGGTGCTTGTTGAAGGTTGCACCTGAGTCTGTGTAATTGGGATTTGGTTTACCTGGAGTAGGAAAGTGTTCATTCCATTTATCCTGGTGAGGTATGTATACTTGGTTCTTGGGTTTCTTTTTCATTTGGTTTCTCTGTTTAGGATGACTGTTTTGAATCCGGTTGATATAAGCTCTTGAGTCTCTATGGTTACGTGTTCGAAGTAGTTCTTGATACCTTTAATGGTTTTGAAGTGTAGTATTCCTCCGTCACCGTAGGTAGCATTTACTTGGTCTATAAGTTCTTGATAAGCCTTGTCTTGGTTATCTTCTAGTGAATGGAAGATGTTTTCTACGAAGACTCCTTCTACTGGGTTATACTTTATGGTTACCAGAGTTGTGATTCTTAGTTTCATAATTCGTTACAGATTAGACGTATGTCGGTTAAGTGATTTATGTATTCCTCTTCAGATTTGATATCTAAAGATTTAGCAGCAATGTAGTGTCCATATTCTCTGATACCTGCTTCGTATCCCTCGTCTACGCATAGGAAGTGGGCTAATCCTTTTGTATTTACATGGATTAGCTTCTGGTTATGGTATTGGCAGTAGTTATAAGTATCCATGTTATTGGTCATAGTTGAAAATACTTCTATGAGCCAGGTGAAATCCTCTAGAGGTACTGATTTTAACCAGGACCATCCTATGGGGTAGTCGTTGATAGTTAGTATTTCGTTCATTTTCCGTAATGTTTTAATTGTTGGTTATATTCTGGGTATTTGTTCTCGTAGTAGTCATAGAGATATTGATATTCGTCATCTCCTGACCAGCAATCAAGGAAGTAATCGTATTGGTCTTCTGTTGCCTGGGATGGATGTATGTGCAAGGTATATTTGCAGTAGTGTTCCCATACTGTTTTAGGTTGGAATTTATTAGTTGGGAACGCCATGACTACTAGAGCCATGGCAATGATTGATAATAGGATTAGTTTGGTTCTCATTTGATGAATGATTTTAATAGGTTAATCGTAAACATGGCACCTTTGTAGAGATTGTCTTCCTCTTGGGCTTCGGCATAATGTGGGTCATCCTCGGCAATTTCGAAGTCATATGTATTTTGGGCATGTGACATGGGCATTTGGCCTTGGATAGAGATAATATGATAAGGATTTTGTGCAATGATTAATGCAAGTATTGAGGTTGAATTTAATATTGTCATGATGTTATAAGTTTTGTGGAGGGTAGTGAGCCCTCCTGGTTAATATTAAGCGAGTTGATTGTTAAAGTTGGTCTGGTTATCAGGGTCAGGCCAATTCATGGATTCCTCCATGTATTCGGTAGTATAATCGATAATGGTTGCAGCATCGTCCTTGTTAATGGTAGCAACCTCGGATTCGATTTCCCGTTGGATTTGGTCGTAGTGATAAGCAAATGACCTCCGTATACGTGCAGCAATTCCGGGGTATTTTTTAAATAATTCGATTAATTTACTTTCTTCTTTCATAACGTCTATATTTAAATTATTAATGATATGCAAATATAGAAATAATAAATAATATATGCAATAACCTCGATTACCTACTGAAGCCTTATAAGGTCAACTATCTCGATTGAAGAGTATGGCATACCTATAAGTTCTGAAAGTATCCTTTTGGTATGATATACATGAAGATGGTTGGGATTTAGTTTTACCCTTGGGAATATTAGATATGGCCTTAGTTCTTCAGTTCTGTATGTTATGATTAATTCCTCGCAGAACTTTTCGTTTTGACAATCGAAGGATACTAAGAATTTAGACTGTTCTAGCATATTATTAATATTAAGCAATGAGTATTCTCATAAGTTAAAGGTTCTTCACTAGTAGGATGGGAGGATGCACCCATAATTAAGATGTTTCCTCCCATGATTAGTATAAGAATTATATTAGGCTTCATTGGTTAATGTTTACCTAAGTCCTCGATGGTTTCTTGATGGGTGCATAAGTCCCCCATTAAGTCTTCAACTGTATCCTCCCAGGAATCGTATTCATCTAGGCCGTATTCGCTGATGAAGATAAAGAATGTATCCCCAAATAGTAGCCGTAAGACTTTGTCTGTTAGGTCTTCATCCTCATCGTATAGTTTATTCTCTTCTTCGTCAGAGAGTTCGAGGGCATCGTTATTTAGTTTACTGGATATCTCGCTCAAACGTTTAAGATATTTATTGAGAGTATTAAGGTCTTCCTGTGAACGAGTCTCTTTGAATTTAAGATAAGTTTTTGATGGTACCATAGTTAGTCCTCCTCTGATTTTAAGGGTTCGGCAATTACTGAAATGAATCCTGCAGGATATAATGTATATAGGATATGGTATCCGGGATCATATGGTGGTAAGAATACGTTAAGTATATTTCTGAGTAATGGATAGAGTTTCCATTGGTTATCTTCTAGGAATTGTTTCCATTCGTCCATCTCATTGGCATCATAATTAGCAGATAATTGAATGTGATACCGTTCGTTTTCCATATTGATAGGTACGAATAGGTTAGTGACTATCTCAATTTCGTTAGATTGTTTTTTGTACTGGGTAATGGGATACCAGATACCCTCGTTTTTCCATTGATTGAGTTGGAATATTGTCATCCCAGCTTCCAGTAGGTTGGTGAGTTTGTAAAGGTTTACCATGTTGTTGTCTATTTTAAAATTAAATTAATACTTAAATTTTTATTTCACTACAAAGATAAGAATAAAATAAATAATATGCAAATATAACTGAGGTAGAGGCAGGCTCTTAGTTAGGTTAGAGTCCTGCCTCCTGGATAGATATGAAAACAACTGGTTAATCGTCATTAAGAGAACCTTCGTTTAAGGTTTCATTGAGTATTTCATTAAGAAATGCAGCACGTTGTTCTCTTGGTAGGCCATCCAGTGTTCCTTTGATTCTCTCTTTCAACACCCTCTTAAGTGTATCCTGATATTGTCTGGTAAATGTAAGGGCAGAGATAGATACTGGGATAAGTACTCTCATTTGTGTAGTACCGTTACAGTTATCTAATAACTGGGATAATTCTTTTAGATTATCCAAAGCATGTTGAATGACTATAGCAATCACATCTGGTTGTTGGACATCCGTACATCCTGAAGCATATCGTACAATCCTATCAAAAGATGCTTCAGTGATATCAATGGGCATTTCATTTAAGAATGGTTCCCTGAAATCAGGGTCCATTGTTTCTGTTTCTAAAAAAGCTCTGATTTTCATAATTATTCCTCCACTTCTCCTATTCCATTAGCAAGTAAATAATCGTAGTACAAGTGTACGTTAGTATCTCCATAAGTCCTAATGTAGGATTCAGCATCCTCTGGGTCTGCTGAGACCCAGGGATATTCTTGTATTTGTGCCTTATGCAATTGTAAGGCAAGTTCTTTTAATTCTTGTTCATTCATGATATTCTGAAGTTAAGTTGATAAATCCAATTGTTTCTGTCTAGCTTAGTGAATGATATAAATTGTCCATCACCATCGGTAAAGTTTTGCATAAATCGTACGCAGCCAGTAGCAATGATATTTTCTCTTAGTCTGTCTACTGTTACCAAGCTTTCGAATGTGAAAGTATAGTAGCAAGTTTCATATACCCAGATTTGATTGATATCGATGCAAGCTAGTTGGTAGTTATCGTATACCTTACTGAGTAGTTCAAATAGGTTTTCCTTTAGCATTTCATTTTCCTCCTCTGTAAGAGAGAAAGTGTTTTTGTTATTGATAAACCTTTGAAGTACCTCTTCCAGGTTCTGGATAGAGGATTTGGATGCTGTTGTTTTCATATTTTTATTGTTTAATTATTACACTACAAATATAAGAATTTTATTTTAAATATTACTATATTCTTACTTTTATTTTATAATAGCTGAGGTTCTACACACAAGAAAAGGCAGTGGGTTAGACTGCCCTTTAGATTTAGAAGTTCGATTAAAGTTTTCTTCGAAGTTTGTCAATAACTTCTTCGGTAAATTGTTTTACGAAAGCTGGGTCAGGTTCTGAACTACCTGGGTTGAGTTGTCTCCAATGGAATCTCATACTGGTTTTTAATTCCCTAGCCAGATTGTCAGCAGATATGTCAAAAGCCTCATTGTAATTGATAATCTGTAAGAGATTTTTTACGCATTGGCCCGCATCTCCGAGAGGAACTTTTTGTTCAATCATTTCGAATCCTTCTTCGTAGATTTCTACTGTATCAATGTAGATAGTATCACAGTGTTGAAGAGCATTGATTAAGTCTATTGTATTGACTTTATCATCGTCACTCATTTCGTTGGCTATTCTGAAAGCCTCAGTGAAAGCATCTAGGATTCCCTGCATATCTGGGTCCTGTTCTTTAATTGGAATACGTCTAATGACTCCTACCTGTTCGAAGGTTAAGTAATACTTGGTTTGCATAGTTATAAAATTTTAATAGTTTATTAATTCGATACAAATATAAAATATTATTCTTATATCTGCAAAAGAATTAATAAACTATTTAATAATTACTGAGGTAAAGCCCGGAATCTGTTTAAGTCCCAGTCGTACTTCCTGTCTCCCTTGTTAGTAAATATCCAAAGATAATGGTCTTTGTATTCCTTAGCAACGGTATTATACTTAGAAGTCTGAATAATGATACGATTTGGTTCATACTCAATTAATTCAGCATGTACTGTAGATATATGATGACTTTCGAGATTAAGTTTGGCTCTGAAGTCTTTAAGAAACTCATCTCGGTTTACACCATAATTATCTCCCACGAATTTAATGTAATCGTCTTCTACCTGTTCTAACATGGTAGATACTTTGAATCTAAATTTGTTCATCTCTATTATTTTTGAGGGTTTGTAATTTCTCTTTCATCTCTTCGGCACATCTGGTAATGATATTAGTTACTGTTACCATACATTCATCATCTACGAAGGACATGATGATATCCCTACATTCATCAAAGTAATTATGAATAGCCTTGGGATTATTCCAAAGCACATCCCAGTTCTTGCAGTAATTGAATCTGATAATCTGTATGTATTCATCTATGGTTACTTTTCCTTCTGGTAAATACCCATATACCTTAGAATACATACTCTTGAAGTTATCTTCTATCTCCGGATTCAACTGGAACTCAGAGGGCATACCCTCATAAAATGATTGGTCAGGTATATAGTATCTGAAAGCAAATTCTTTGTCCGTTCGAGATTCTATACCCGGATAAGACATAGCAAATAGTACCGGTATCTTATAAAGTAATAAGTCTGGTACTCTATCATATACCTTATAATGTCGTTGATATTCCCTGTAAGCCTCTACCCAGATACGGTCATCATAGATATGAAACTCATTGAGCAATGTTTGTACTCTACCTTGAAAGGTTTGAAGATAACTGCTAAGAGTAATGTTATAGCAATTCTCTAAGCCTTCTACTTGTTTTAACTTAATGAAGTCAGAGCATTTGATGACTCTGAGTTTCTTTTTCTTTCTGAAGAATTTTAACATGTTGTTAAAATGTAAAGTTAATATATATGGTTTGAGAACCTTTCATGAGTTTTTCATGATTAGTATCATCGAATTTCCAGCAGGAGTATTTACCAGCTAAACGGTTATATTCTCCTCTGACCCATACTGGTGCAGTATCCGAGGGTTTGAGTCTAAAGTAAGTACCCTGATTAATGTTCTTAATCTTAGTCTCCTTGTGTTCTTGGTTGAATGTTTCCATATTTTTGTCTATTTTTAAAATTGATATGCAAATATAATTCTTTTATTTTTAATATGCAAATCTGTATATACACAACTGAGGCCACCAATAGTAGGTAGCCTCTTTAGTTATCGTCTTTTGTTAAGGAATGATGATGCAATTGAAGGAACTTCTTCTGCTTCTATTATTTCCTCATCCAAGTACCTATCCATTTCTGGGTCTTCCTCATCTGGGTCAATCCTCATTTCTATCTCCCTACGCAATTCATGATGTTCTTTAGAGGATACTTCCATTGCAGCCTTATAATTATCCGTAATCTGATTAAGTTCTTTCTTGTTCAGATTAAGTCCTTCTTTAGAGGTATCTACTCCTTCTTGCTTGGTAGCTACTACTTCAGGTAGGCTATTGATGTCATACTTCTCTTCCAATAGTTTGGCCTCTTCAGTCTTAGATAGAACCTTCTGAGATTCTAATACAATTGTTCTTGCCTCCTCTATAGAGATGGTATCTACTGGAGCACCAAGGTTATTCTGTTGATTGAATTGATTGAATATATTGGTTGTATTGCCTCCTGTAAGATTACGGATAATAGATTGTAAGGATGTAGAGGATTCCAGTTTAAGCTTCAATGTCTTATTTACCTCAGCGGATATAAATGGAGTATATTTACCTCCCTGGGAATCCCTTAATATTTGCAATTGATGAGAGATTTCCATACGGTCTTCTAAAGCCCAGGCTAGTTGTTCTCCCATTAATGCTTGCAGTAATTCTTCTTGTTTATCTCTATCCCAAATCTTAGAGGATAATAATCTATCTCTCATAAAGATACGTACATACTCTGTATCAATACCTAATCTGTTAGAGAATGAATTGATATCATAAGTCACTCCACATAGGACTCCATTTCCCAAAAGCCATTGATTAATAAGGTAATTCTGTACCTTAATCAAATCCTCTGGATTACCACTTTTCTGATATTCGAGTATCATTGCAGTAGTACCCAGAGGACGTGGGAATCTTACTATTTTATCTTCTTTTGCCATACAAATAAGCCTTTCTTATATCTCTAGATTCATCATAACCTATTAGCTCTAGTTTATAACATACATAGCAATTGATACTAAGGTTATAGAAATAGGCCTTATAGATTTTACCTTTCACAAACAAATTAAAGGTTTCACCCGAGATGTGGTCCCGGGTGAATATTAATTTGTCACATTTACCTATCGGAATTTCAAGGCTAAGTTTATAATCTCCGGCCTTAAATTTATTTCCGTGTAGGTCTAATATTTCTTTTGCCATAATTGCCCTTTTTACGGTCCGATGGTAATTTGTCTTGTTTATCGAGGTTATTCCTTTTCCTTTCTTCGATAAACTTCTGAATTTCGGGGAATAATCTTTTCCTTAAAGGAACTACCTGGGTTGCAAAGAAGGCATTCCATAACTTCTCCGAGAATGGTTCTCCTATCTTTAGCTTTGAAATACTCCAAAACTTCTCTTGGAAATTCTTCACTATCTCCTTGAACCGGTAGTAATATATATGCTTGGTCTCCGAGTTAATGCCAATAGTAGTAGTTTGGCAATATTCTAGAAACTCTTTACCAAGTTCGGAAATAAACTCTTCCCTTTTAAAGTCATAATTCTCTTGGTCGAGTTTAAACTGTTTAACGTAATCTATTGCTTCCATATAACTTTATTTTGCAATTATCAACTTAGGATATTCATCAGTTATCTGAAATAAGTATCCCCTTATATCGTCCTCATAGTATGAGGACCAATAAACCCTTCTAATCCGAAAATTATCAAGGATTGCCCCTTTTGGTATACCCGTAACATAAAGTCTATGTTTAGGCATCACAGGGGTTATTTCAAACTCACCGGTAGTAAGTAAATTACCATAAGTACCATAATCTGGCATATTACCAGTAAAACCTGTAGGTTGTAATACATCCATTACTAAGGTGGTTTGCGGTAATTCTCTTTGATTACATTTTATTATCAACTTGGATTTACCTATGTATAGGTCTTTGACTATATTTCCAAACATTTGTATATGATTATGTGGGTTATACCTCGGTCCTTGAAGTTATTAAGGTTGGAAGCCTTTTCTTCAAGAGCCCTTAGTTTTCTCCGAGATTCTGTTGAGATTCGGTTTTCTGGAGTTCTTACCAATGACCGGATATTCTCTAAGGCAGGTTGTAAATCAACTACTGGACCAGAGAAAAGGATTTTATGTTTCTTTCCACTGATGGTACCATAGGATTTTTTATACTGGTATTTACCTTTGATGTATTCTACCTCAACCTTTTCTATGTCTTCTTTTCTTACGTTTCTTACCATTGTTGTCTTTTTCTATGTAATCTGATATTTCGTCTAATTGTCCCAAGAGTAATGCCTGCACAAATAAATGTACTGGCCTGAAAAAGAAATTCCTCACGTTACTGGGATTAATATACCATTCGTATACAATAAAGAACTTCTTAATCTTAGCATGCTTTAGTGAACGTTGCACTAGATAGGTTTTTACGCATCTCTTATGTAACTCCACTAGCTCCTTATCCTGCTTTAACATCTCCTTTGCGGAGAATATAGTGTAATCCATTATCTACATGTATAAAAGTTCCCAGACTACTGAGCCCAGGAACTTAGGTTAATAAAGAATTATGCAACTTGTTCTGGTTTGAGAACCTTGTTACGAAAGTCCTCATAAGCCTTGGCAGCTTTCTTGAACTCCTTGGAGTTTTGGTCCTTGATACGAAACATTTCCCGTTCAAGTCTGTGAAGTTCATTGCGGGTTTGTTGTCTCCATTTCTTCCGGGCCAAAGTATCCGTAACATCTTTTGGGTATACGTATTTTACTTCCCGGTTCGAGATTACCTTTTCGATAATGGATGGTTTCTGTTGTTTTTCTACTTCCTTGATAACCTGTTCTTTTTTGGATTTGCCCTTTAGAGTTGGGTCTTCAGGTTTGAGAGGAACCAATTTGGCATCGGCAAATTTCTTGGCAGCATCTTTGGATTCTTCTACCAATTGAGCCTTAGTCTTTTTGGCTTTGGGAGTTTTAGACTTGGATGTAGCATCCTTAATTCCTTCTAACTGTTGAGCAACTTTGTTACTGATAAGGTTAGCAACCTTGTTTTCATTCTTTTTCATAAGGTCTATATTAAAATGATTAAATAGTTAATTAATTATCACATTGCAAATATAAGAACTTTATTTTTAATAGCAAACAAATTTATTATTTATTTTTCAATAGCTGAGGTTAATCAGCTAGGAAGTCGAAGATCTCTGGAGCATAATCTATCTCGTTTTCTGGGTCTGATAAATATTCGTCCAGGTTTTCGTTATAATAATCGAGTTCTGATTTAGCCTTGGGAGCAGGTACAAAAGGTATACATTTTTCTGGATATTTCTCTGCAAACTTAATAGCATCTTGATAAGTTAACTTCTTATCAGTATAAAATTTAACCCATGTATGGGAGTATCCCACTCCTTTTCTAGTAACTTCGTATTGTTGATATCCAGAATTACTTATCTGGTAGATTTGATTCTCTGGAATGATTTCTATTTCTACCTGATATTCGTATATTCTTTTTCCGAGTTTGTTTGCCATTTCCTGAATTGAATCCATTAATGACTTAGGCTTATCTGCAAATGAGAAACTGTATTTAGTTTCTGGTACATCGTTCTTTTTAAACGACGGAGCAGGACTTATCCTGCTTGCATCGGATGTAGGTTTTGAACCTATAGCCAATCCAATTAGTATAAATCCTGCTAACCCTATGATAGGTAATTTCTTAAGACCTGAGTTCATAGCCCGTGGTTTTAAACTTGTTTCTGATATTCGAAGAAACGTATTTACCCTTGGATTCTGCTAAATGTAATTCATTGCAGATTTCGTGAGGTACCTCATCATAGCGATAAACTTTGTTGTTTTTGAAAGCAATCCAAAGTTGTTTCTTTTTGGAATCGTAGCCATATCCTTCAATGTTAGATGATTCGCAAGGAATCATTTCAACTCCAGTGTTCAATTCAACTGATTCTAAATATTCGTTCTTGTCCATAATTAAATTAAAATATTAGTGTTAGTTCCGGATGAAATTTCTTTGTTTCCGTTTGGAGTAAAGCCCATGTCCCATATACTCCTTGAGAATTGTCCGGTATCCATTCGTCTTCCATTCTGAATAGAATATGGGAGCAAACGAATAACTGGTATTCAGGTAAGGTTTTTATTAATTGAGGCATTTCCAATATTTCCTTGTAAACCTGGATGTGGGCAATTAATGATTCCCTAATCTCGTCATTGGTTATCTGTAATAACTTTCTGAGTAAATCGGGTTCTGTATTATCCAAGTTGTTAAGGATATTGGTAAGAGCCTCAATTTGAATATTGGCAATGTTCTTCACTACCTCTTTGGTTTCTAAATCCATTTTATTAAATTTTTCGTTATACAAATATAAGCATTTTATTTTATATAATAATATACTTTTATAATAAACTGAGGTAGTGTGTAGTTCTATCTTGAGATAGCTTCCTCGATTTTCTGTTTGATTGAATCAGGGAATATTACATCCTTGTACCATCTCATGAAGAACTTAGAAGGTTTCTTCTCAGGATTGAGAAGTAATTGTCTTTGTTCTGCAGAGAATTTCAATCGTTCTTCCTCCAACATGAATTTGGGGAACTTGGTGAATTCTGCTTGAGAGAAGGAGATGGTCTTTTTACCAACAGAGGCCCTTAACGGTTTCTTCCTTTCCTTATATAGGTATGGAATAATTTTCTTTGAGGGTCCACCAAGGATGCTGAAACCGAAGATGACCATTGGGTCGAATTTATCTGCTTTGGGGTCCTTGGCTCGTTTGATACATCTTGCCATCCAAGAGTACGAATTAGGATATTGTTTATTGTCCGTTGCTTCTCCCACGTCCTTAATATTGAACTCAAATCCTGGAAAGTGAAAAAGAAAGTCTTCTGTAAGAATAAAGACAAATCCTAATTCCCTTAGATACTTAATAATCTCTTGTTGGCTCTTTCCTTCATTCACCATTTTCTCTACATCTGCCAGTATGTCTTCTCTGGGTGATTCAGTTAATTGCTTACTGCCAGTTGAAGGTCTACCTCTGCCTACGGATTGTTCTTTGATAGGTAGGTTACCTACCAATCTATCTAAGTAAGTCTTAAAGTTCTCTACATCTTGTTTACAAGTAAGAGTAACTTCTATTCTTATGGGTCCATTATGTTGTACCTTAGGACCTGAATTCATCTCGGTATAGGCATCTACTAATCTATCTTGAATGTAGGAGCCATTTTCTTCGAGAGTTGTGATACGAAGTTTGGGTTTATATACTTTTTCTTCCATGTATTTATTTAATATTTAAAAAGAAAAAGGCCCAAGTACTATGGGAATACTCAGGCCTTTACATCATTAACGAATATTTATATCGATTATGGAATTAATCCTCTTCTTTGACGGCCTTCTTTTTCTTTTTGTCTTTGGCCTTTTTGTCCTTCTTTGCCGGAACCTCTTTTTCTTCCTTCTTTACCTTCTTGGTTTTCTCCTCTTTCGGTTTTTCTTCTTTTGGAGCCTTACCAGCAGCGAGTCTTCTTTGTTCAGTACGATATTTTTTCTTTTCATCGGAAGTCATTTCCCGACCATCGATAAGAGGATAATCATACTTCATTACCGTTCTACCTGAAGAAGCTTTTTCTTTCTTCTCTTTTTTCTTTTCAGCCTTTTCTGAATCTTTCTTATCTTTCAACTTAACGAGTTTAGCCTCATTCTTCAAATCCTTTTCAGGATATTCGGCAGCGACTTTGTCCCGTTCCTTGTTGAGCTTGTTAACAAGTTCGGTAACCTTCTTACCGTGTTTCTTGTCTTTGGTCCAGTCCTTTTGAGGGTCCAACTTGTTTTCTTTAAGATAAGCATCCAATGCCTTTTTTGCTTTTGAAAGCTCCGGAGTCTTATTAACCGGTTTAGCTTTCTTCTTGTCTTTCTTCATGTCTTTAATTTTTAAGTGGATTAAAATTTCCTTAGTAATTATCCATAGTTATATAATCCTAACCTGGGTAGGGATTTCCTTAATTTCTAGGATAGTTATATCCATTTTATGTATGATGGCCTGAACTTCCATGATATCTCGTATCTCTTGTTCAGATAGATTCACAAATTCTTGTTCTACAGTAACCAATCCACCACATCCGTTATGATAACAGTACTTAACGGTAGAGATAGTACCTTTTAGTTTCTTCTCTAATTTATCAGAGAGGTCTTTAATCCGATTCTTAACATATTTTAAATGAATGGCATGTTTTTGGGCATATCCTCTCTTACCTTGTCTCTGAGCAACTTGTAATTGATAGATAGTGAAGTCTCTATCCTTGATTAACTGTTGTAGAGTTTGAATAATGTCTCTTACTGTCATTTCCATTTTGGTCTCGGTATTATATGGTTAGTATTTTCTGTAGCAATTTCCGTTAGCATCTCCTTAGCCTCTTTAATTATTAAATTAGCTAATTCCCTTTCTTCGTTTGATAAGGGAGGGTCCATATACTTATCTTCTAGTGCATTAGTATAATTCTGAATAAGATTATCTAATGCAAGGATAGTAACATTCTTTCTGATATCATTTTTGTCTGATTCCATAGGCATAAAAATAAATAAAGCCAACTACCTATCCCAGGCAATTGGCTTCCAAACATAATTTTTGAAATACTAATAAACTATGCAAACCATTAGCGATGTACTCGCTAGGGGAGTCCGTTAGTCTTCGGAATCTTCTGCGTTCTCTTTGTCTTTCTTAGACTTCGGATTGCAAATGATACCGTGGCCTTTTTTAGACTTAACGGTGAAGTTACCGGGAACGAAGGTCACTGATGTTGTGGCTGGTTTTCCATCGATGACCAGAACTGATGTTACCACTACTCCCTGATATCCTTCTTTGTTCTTTACGGCATAACCGTAATTGCGAACTTCGGATTTTTCATTGATTTTGATAACATCAATCTGTTTACTGTTGGGACGTTGTTCTGCAGGACGATTTTTCAATGCTTCCATTCTTGCCTTACGTTTTGCTTCTTTAGCTTCGTCCTTTACTTTCTCTGAACCCTTTTTCTTAGAGTCTTCTTTTTTCTTAGTTGCCATAATACTTTAGTTTATTTAATTAATAGAATGAGATTTCTGGTAAAGGTGGGCTATTGCTTTAGCCCAACCTTCATAACCTTTGAAAGGTAATAGATTATTTTTTCCCTTTCTTACTTTTTCCTTTGGCTTCTTTCTTTGCAGCCGGGAGTTTGAGACCCAATTCTTTGGCAATTGCCTTGCGAAGTTTTTCGATGTCGTCTTCTTCGAAGTCGTCCGGGTCAGTTTCAAGGTCTTTGTCGTCGCAAACATCTTCCAGTTCTTCGAAGTCCATTTCTGCAAGGTCTTCACCGGTCAGTTCTTTTTCCTCTTCTTCGTCCTCATCATCTTCGTCGTCTTCGTCCTCGTCTTCATCAGAGTCATCGTCATCCTCATCATCCGAGTCATCATCGTCTTCCTCATCGTCTTCCTCTTCTTCGTCCTCATCTTCGTCCTCATCTTCGTCATCTGCATCTTCAGAACCAAAAAGGTCTGCTGCTTCTTCTGCCGAAAGTACAATAGGAGCCGGGATAATCTTTACTGAACCATCTTCGTAGGTGATAATGATTGCACCGTTAATCTCTTTACGAGATACTTCTTTCAACTCTTTCTTGGTTTCTTTTTTCTTAGCCATTTTCGTAATGTTTAAAATGTTAATAATCAATAGTTATATCACTCTGTTATAAGTTTCTTATACTTCTTTTCCGAATTACTTAGGTAAGCATATTCAGAATTATATTGTTTTATCTCTCCTAGAAGGGTCTTTAATTCTTCTTGAGATTCTATATTTACTGTTTCGGTATCAATTACCTGGTTTACCTGATTATAGGTTAATACCCTGAAGGTTTTGCCCATAAAAGGATTTAGTGGCTGATGTACCTTTACTTCTGGTACCTTATTTTTAGTCTCCATTACTATATTTAATTTTAGTTATACCTGGAATACCTGCTTTACCAAATACTTCCGTATAGAATTTGTATTTTGGATTTTGCATTGATTTATAGTTATCAGCTAGTCTCATGGGAAATACCCAATATTCTTTTTCTAGCATCCTATTGGTCATGATGTAGGAATATTTGCTTCGCATCCTATATTTGCTTACAGGAACAAACCCTTGAAAGATTAAAGCTTTTACCAGATATCTTTCTTTAGGAACCCATCCCAAATGGTTTAAGGATTCTTGATAAAAGATATCTATCATATCCCTCTGTGCTTTGATAAATAGTACTTTCTGCATTGGGATATTCATTTTCTTTCTTAGATAGAGGGCCAATGAACCTACCAAAGGTGGATACTGTAAGGATAGGATATTATATGTATTCTTTTCCTCTTGACTTAGCCTGTTGTAAATCCTGTAAGATAGCAGAACGGATTTGTATTCTCTTCTTCCGGATATACTGGGGAGATATGCCTTCCCGTTGTCCATAGAGTTTTTGTGAGTACCTTTCATTGAATGCCTCCTTCCCTTTACTTTTAAAGACCCGGTGCATTTGAACCATGAACCTTCGTCTTCTATGTTTATCTAATTTATATTCGTCAGGTATGATAAATTTTCTGGCCTTAACCAATTTACCCTTATACCAGAATTTAGTAGAACCATGTTTTAATAACTTCCCATTCATATCTGATAATTGTCTTATGCCCAGCCTAATGAGTTTCCTACCTGATATGATATGAATATATTGAAGAACATCAACTCCATATATGTAAGTAAGAGTCTTTTTTATTTGGTATCTAGTAAAGTAGGGTATACCAGTAAGATGTTTCCGATATAATTTCTTTTCGGTAATATACTTATTGGTAGTATCTGGTCTCCAAGTCCAAATGTAATATCTATCTGACCTTATGGGTTCCCTGCTACTCTCCTTTAACTTTACCATTTATACTTCTCCTTGCAGTTCTAAACCAAAGTGTTATCGATTTATCATTTGCATCCGGGAATTTCTTTTTCATTCTCCGAGTTACTCTATCCAAATCATAACCCTTTGAAACTAATGACCATACATAAGATTTCTTTGTGCCCTTGATGAGATTAAATTCATCTCTTTCTCTCGGTGGCTTTTTTTCTCTTGGCTTCTTTATCCCGGGAACTCTTTTATTTCTCCTCTTCCCATTTTCTCCTTCTTCTCCGAGAAACCCAAGCCTTAACTTTGAACTTCTTAATGGGTCATCCTTTGAATAACCTATGTTCTCTAATTGTTTATCCATCCAATCATCATATTGGTCAATTAATGATTTGTCTGGTTTGTTGGTTGACCTTTCGATATAACCAATTAAATCGAATATCCCTGCAGCACAGGCATCAGGAAAAGGCATTCCCAATATGACAGCCTTTCTTTTTAAATCCCTGTAGGTCATGTTTCTTCCTGCATGACCAAGGAAACTGGCTTTCTCTTTAGAGGGTGCTGGTTTATTCTTTTTCTTTCTCATATCTATATTAAATTTGTTGTTTTCATTAATTCATTGCAAATATAAGAATAATATTTTAAATAAAAATACTTTTCTATTCTTTTTTATAAAAAGCTGAGGTATCATCGATACGTTCGGCTCCGGTAGATTTAGCCTTTTTTCTTCTTTTAGTTTTATGAGGGTTGTAGGCCATGTCTAAATTCTTAACAGAGAATTCTATGTTGTTCACTTGATTATAGTTCAATGCTTTTTCAATGCAGCATCGGTATTCAGGCCAGAATCCTTGTCCAAGCCTTACACTACCAGTTTTAATCATAAACTTGGATACCATAAAACCAAATGTATCTGCATCGTCCTTAGTAGGAAAGACGTACATATAAAATCTACTAAATTCATCAATAACTTCTTGCAAAGGTCTTACAGGCAATAATAGGTATCCATCTGTATATAATTCTTCTGATATCAAACATACCCAGTATTTCTTCTTACCTGGTTTTACTTTGTACTTAAACCTTTCTCTTAATTTAGTGTGCATCCATTCTGGGATACGATTAAGAAAATACTTAATATATATCTTGTCCTTCTTATTTGCCCGTCTCTTGAATGCCGATGGTTGTTGTAACATTTTAGGCAATATCCTAAAGTTATTCCATCTATCGAATTCAAATACTATACGAGCAGTGTCTTTATCCCACTCATCTTCTGATTCTCTTAACCGTTTCATATTTCTTTCTATGTTACGGTTAGTTACTTTAGAGAGTAAGTGAACTGAATCACCAATGTAAACCATTGCCTCTCTTCTTGTTAACCTTCTTTCTAGACAACCCTCAATATAATCCTGAAAACTTCTCTCACATGGACAATCTGGTCGAAATAGAGAAGGGTGTTTCTCAAAAAAGTCCGAGAATAATCTGAAAAACTTTTCTGACCTTTCCCGAACTTCTAGATACTTGTAATGTGACAATTTTAAAATTTCACCAGCTTCCCATGAGGATTTGTTTTCTGATAATTGAAGGAATAAGGATTTCTGTTCTAAATCTTTTAGACAGTCCCATGCTTTTTTCTGAGCCTCGTTCATTTCCTTTTCCTTGATTTTATGTTTAGTACTCTATCAATTTGTTCACTGGTTATTTGATTTGGGTCAAACTCTTGAGAGTTGGCATATAACTTATCTGGGTCGTAATTTTGATATACGCTATAAATAACATTATCGAATGGTAACCAAACTTCCATTCTACCCATCTCAGGATATAAAAGCATTTTTACCATTTTATTGATGTAATCTACCTCTAATACAGTAGCATCAATACCCTCATAAGGATAACCCTTTAGTACGATGTAGTCTCCTATTGAGACATTCATCAAGTCATCTACCGAAAATTTCTTATTCTCTTTTGCCATTCTCTTAAACCTTCTAACATCCTTTCTTGAGCATGTAGCTACTAAAGAAAAATCATCAAAGTCTTCAGAGTTATCGATTCTAGCTTTCTTCTTCCTTTCATGAAGTGTCTCTGTAGACCTTAACCAAGTTCTTATTCCAGAAATGTTTCGTTTTAGTTTATTGAGGAATGGTCTAGAATACGCTAATTCCGTAGGCATCTTAATGAATCCATAATTAAATAAAATAGGGACTTCTTCAAATACCATCTTACCTTTTATGGTTTTCCTTAGGACATTTAAAGTTGGGATAATGGCACGAACATTTTTATATCCCTTTTCTTTAAGTTCTTGGTTTATTGTGGTATAATACTTTCGTTCTATGTAGAATATACAATAAGAATAAGGGATACGTTTCATATTATCTTCTTTTAATGATTAACTTAGCTTGTTTATGGATTAACTTGTACGGTACGTTTAGTACATCGCTTGCCATAAAAATCATAAGGGTATTCCCAGGAACTTGAATATACATTACTCTAGTAACATACTCAGCCATAATATCCCCTAATTCTATACCTACAACAAAGAAAAATTCTTCTGAGGGCATTGAATTATATCTCATGCAAAGGATAGGTACTTTGTTTGCTCTTTTAGCATCCTTAGTTGCCTGTTCCCAAAATTTAAGGATATCACAACTCTTATTACCTAAGAGTACATGTTCGAATTTAATATCCTTGTAATTTTTACATTCGATTGATATCTTACATCTATGTGCATGTCTTTCATCCGTACAGGTTAAATCAGAAGTGGCATCCTTATTAGAATGCCAAGCTCCTGAACCTGCCCGGTTCCTTTCAAATTTGAAGCTGGTCCATTTTGTGAACCAAGCTCCAATTTTTCTTTCGAATCTGTTTCCTTTATTTTTTGAGTTCATCTTCCTGTCTTGTTAAAGTTATATATCCTTATAGTAACTTGTAACTACTTAGGCCATTAACTTTTTCAACTTGCAGGATTTTAGTATTGCTAAGAGGAAGTGAATCAAGATGGGTAATTAAGAAGAGTGTCTTTTCTGAAAAAGTGTGTCTGATTAAAGATGTGACTACCTCTACATTATCCGAGCTCAGGGATTCAAATACCTCATCAAGGAATGCGAGGTTAATACCTTTGGACATAGTAAGAGATTCGTTCATTGCAAATGCCATTGCAACATTAACTAATTGCTTTTCTCCTCCACTTAGCTCGTCATAATTAATAATTTGCCCATCCCTTTCTATCAATGTAAAGAACTCTTTCCGAGTTGAAGCAAGGTCAATATTAAATTCAATCCTGAATCCCAATACCTGAGAATACTTATCTAACGTACGATTAAGCATATCGAGTGAAGAATCGAATAAGTAAGCCTTGATTCCATTATTCCCAAGAGGGTCATTGATTAACCAATTGTAATTCTCTAACTCCAGTTCTTTGTTATGGTAGTCTTCATCTACCTTACGAAGATTCTTTCTAATTTCCTTAAGTTTCTCTTTATATTTGGGAGACATAACCTTAAGTTTCTCTTGTTTGAGCTTTTCCAAATCCTCGTCAATAGAAGCAATATCAGAAGCAATATCATCACAGTCCTTTTGAAGTCTCTTATACTTCTCATTCGTAGTTCTCAACTCATCCAATCTTTCTAACGCATCTTCATACTCTTCCCTGAGTTTATCTGAGTTTATAATAGCATCATATATAATATCTACGCTCGCCTTTGCACGTTTGTAGTGGCCTTTATCTAACTGTATCTTAAGTTTCTTTACAAAATCTGGTAAAGAAACCCCTTCTGCAACCATTCTATTATCCCTAAGCTTTGACTTAAGAGTATCTACATAGGTATTATGTTTTTTAATCTTGACTTGAAGACTTTGTTCTACTTCATCCTTAAGTGCCTTTTGTTTTTCAATCAGTAACTTAGTTAGCTTTTCCCTGTCTTTCTTTAATTCTCTACGTTCCGATTTGATTTTTTCTTTAAAACCTTTCTCTCTGTCACGTAAATCAAAGTAAGCCTCCTTATTTGCTTCTAATTCTTTTTTAAGTAACTCAGATTGATGTTCTACTTCATTGGCTTGAGCTAACAGGTTATTTTTATCCTGCATAGCTATACCCTTAGCTATATTCAAGAACTCAAGGTCAAATACTTCCTCAAATACCCTTTTCTTGTCAGCATTTGATTCTTGTATCAACCTCTTAATCCCTTGACCAAACATTATAGAGTTCATGAATAAAGTGTAAGATAATCCGAGTTCTGCATTAATAGCATCCTGGAGTTTATTCTTACCCTTTACATTCACTAACTCGTTATCTTTCAGAAATATAAGTCTATCCCTACCTTTAGCACCATCTTCTAAAACCATGTCACATTTCTGACAACGTATGATTTTATAGATATGTTCATTTTTCTGAAAGTATACCTCTACCATTACTCCGGAATAATCCTTAGGTCTTACCTTTTCCCAGGTAGTAACTTCTGATACACCCTTTAGGTTTTTACCATATATTGCCCATACCAATGCCGATAGGATAGTTGATTTACCTTTCCCATTAGGTGCCTTGATAAGTATGGTACAGCTTGGATTTAATGGTATGTGTAGGTTCTCTATTGAACAGAATCCTACAACGTTCATATTCATAAATGTCAACATACTTCTGCTTTTTTAAGTACATCAATGAGAAGATTCTTCTTCTCTTCTTCCTTTATACCTTTTTCCTTGAGATATCTTTTAGCTAGAGCTTTCTTAGAAAGTTGCTTAGTGATTTTATGGTTAGTATTTACTAAGTTACTAGTTTTCTTGGGTAAAACGGTATAATAATTGCCATCATCCTTAATTTCATCTTCAGATTCTACATCAATGAATTTTGGGAATTGCTTTAAGTGTACGAATTGCATACTTAGGTCTGAATATATTTTCCAGTATCCTAACTTACAACCAATGTCCGTTCTTCTTTGATGATTGGGAGCACCTATCATATAAACCTTCTTTGAAAGCCTTTGTGGTTTGTGTATATGTCCACATAATACTAAATCAAACCTATTCAGAACATTTACATTTAGGTTTTCTACTGAATTAACCTCTCTACCATCGGTATCCTTAGCTCCTGGATAATCCGTATGTAGTAAAAGAATATTCTTAACATTCTTATCTAGTTTAAGTTTCTTAAGATATTCACTTAGACCCACATTATTATCAATATAAGGAACCCCATATATGTGGTAATCTCCGTAAGATGAATGTTTATATTTACCACCATCTATACACGTCATAAACCTTTGATGAAATACATAAGGCCAACCGAATCCCATCTTATCTATTCGGTTAACACTTTTAAGGTCATGATTACCATTGATATATAACATGTCCCAATGATATTCGTTTAGCCTTTCGAATTGTTCCCTTACGAATACTGCTAAATCCTGGTCTATTGATTCTGGTTTATGGAATAGATCTCCACAGAATAATGCAGGACATTTGTACTTTTCACATTGAGCTGCAATAACAGATAGGACCTTGATTGAGTTCAAGGTCCTATTATTGTTTTCATTAAACTTTGCCCATAGATTTATGTGCAAGTCAGAGAATGCTATAAATACTACTTCTTTACTCATTGATAAAATCTTGAATAATTTCTTTTCGGATATCTATATTAGCCTCTCGTATCTGAATAACTTTTGTTTCTCCATAACAAGATTTGATAGTACCTTTAGTAGCACCATACTCAAGAGGTTGTCTTTTGAACCAACCTCTGTAAAGTACGTTAATTTCCTCTACCGGAATGAATCCCCAAATATTCAGCATATTATCCATGATTGAAGATATCAAGAATTGAAAGTAATTGTTCTCAATCCTTTTATTATTATCCTCTGTTACCCATTCTTTAATCATTGCAGTAGTGAAGTCTAAGATGATTAGATGAGTACATTGTTGATTGAGTAACATTTTGCACATCTCGAAGAAGTGTTCCATTTCACATTTTGGGATATTCTGGGATTGTTTGTAATAAAAGTAAGCTGCCGAATCAAGATAGCTTCTATCTGTTACAAAATCCTCTTCATCTTTGAATAACTTATTCCGAAGGTTTAGAATCTGATAATCTTCAAGAAGTAAATCCTTTGGATTCCTTTCCAACATCTCCTTATGGGTCATATCTTTGGTTTTAGGTATCAATTCGGATACACTACCAGAAATGAATCTCATAGGTTGAGCTTCACATACACCATAATGATACAACTTAGGAGTAAACTCTGCAAGTGTAGTCTTTCCAACTCCACTTGGACCTGCATACATTATCTTTACGTTCTTCATTCTTGTAACTTTTTAAAAGGTTTTATAAATTCATTTGTTAAAAAAGATGCTAATGAGTACTCGATACATAGTTCTTTGAATTTCTCATACTTGAATACCTTTTTCTTCTTGATGGGCAATGAATCCAAAGATACATTACCTACAAACCAGAATAAGTCAATAAGTTTACGATTCCTTTCCCAAGCTTCTGAGTATTCTTTATTGGGTTTAGCTTCTAAGAACTTATATATAGTACCATACTCATCTAATATCTTCCTTGCTTTTACTGGACCTATACCATTAAACCCAGGTATATCGTCCGAAGTATCACCTACCATTGCAAGGTACTGTACAGTTTCATGTGAATGATAACCGAATAATTCTTTGCAGTTATCTACTCTGATTATCTCATCTTTCCTTGGATTCAATATCCTAACATTCTTGTTTAGGAGTTGATTGAAATCCTTATCGGATGATACCAAGATTACCTTTTCTGCCCGATAGGTATTAATAACAAGGTATGCTAAGAAATCATCACCTTCATATTGGGTTTTATTCCTTTTATCGAATATATAAGAAATTCTTAGCATACCCAATATCTTCATGATAACTGCCTTTTGATTTTGCAATGATTCATAATCTACGGATATATTTTTTCTGTGTCCCTTATAATTGGGAAGTAATTTATCTCTTACCGGTGAATGACCATTGTCGAAAGTTATTACTACATCATCTGGTTCAAACCTTGTAAGATACATATGTAATGATTTGAAGAACCCGAAAATTGCTCCACTTGGTTTACCATCGGTAGATTTAAGTTTTTCGAACTTGTGAAAACTAGCGTGTAGTAGATTTTCCCCATCCACTAGAAGTATTAGTTTTTTCATGATTTCTTCTTTCTTTTAGAATGAATATAGTAATTGGCTCCTTGAGTCAAGTTACGATAATTATTATAATAATCCCTAACTAAACAAATCCCAAACCCCATCATTTCGGCAATTTCTTTAATTGTAAATCCAACTTCTATAAGTCTTGGAATATATGACCTTTGGATTTCTGTACTTTTATAATGTACACTATCGGCTCCTTTAGCTTGAATCATCCTTCCATCCCTAGAAGCTTGAGACATATTATCTTTTTGTGTACCCCAATAAAGATTCTCTACTCTATTATTAGTAGGTACATTATCTTTATGACATACATAAGGTAACCTTTCTGGATTTGGGATATAGACTAAAGCCACTAATCTGTGTAATAACCAATTCTTCTTCCCTATACCTGGTTGGGATAATCCCACTATATACCTTCCATTCTTATTCAGATGAGGTTGTTTTAAGTGATATCTTTTGTTTAATATACCCTTACCATTAACATCCCACCTTGAATATATTTTACCTCTCTTAGAGAGGTGGTATCCTGGATATCCTGGGATATTATCATGAAATACTTTATTCTGATATTTACCTTCCCCATGAGGGTAAATAGGTGAAGTCCAAGACAGACTTCCTATCTTTGCCTTGGACCTTGTAAATAGGGTTTTCTTACTCATCGTCTTCCTCCTCTTCATCTGAGTCTGCATAATTTTCATATTCTACACCATCAACTGGGAAGAGATTTGTTTCTATTCTTTCCAGTTGTTTTTTAGTAGTACCTATAGTATTTACTCCGGCTTTCCTTAAAAGTTTTCTACGAAGTTCATCGTCTTCTTCCAGAAGCTTTTGGAATTTCTCCTCCCCTCTTGCAAGAGTTTTCCCTTTCAATTTATATCCACCAGTAGTTTTTTCGATTACATCGGTATCTACCAATACATCTTCCAAAGCATAGCATCTGTCAAATCCGACCTCATGGAATTTAGGGTTGAAATATACTGGGCATTTGCTGATTGTGGGTCTTGGTGGAGCAACCTTGTTTTTAATAAGTCTGATAGTTACCAGCTTACCCGCCTTTCTATCTTTCCCATTTTGTTTAATGGTAACAGACCTTCCTGAATAGAAAGCAGCTCTGATTGAAGCGTAGAACTTAAGTGCTGCACCTCCTGTAGTTGTTGTATTATCTTTTCCGAATCCTACATTAAGAGCAGTTCTTAACTGATTGATATAAATCTGGGATACTCCCAGTTTGTAGAATAATTCACTTCTAATACGGAAGTATTTGTAAAGAGCCTTTGCTCTACCTCCCATTTCGGCTTTACCATCAACCATCTTAGCATCAATATTATCCGTACAGTCGGTTGCTGCAATAGAATCGATTACCAGAAGTATCGGTTCATTGTGGGTTAATTGAGAACGTAAATATATTGCTAAGTCTGCTACTACATCTGCAATATATTCAATACGAGTATCATTAACAATGGTTACTTTTGCAGGGTCTACTCCATTAATCTCTGCCCAGGAGTTCATCCAGGATTGTTCTGCATCTACCCATATAACATGACCACCAAGTTGTTGAGTAGCATAAGCAAAGTTATAAGCTACCAAGGATTTACCAGATGATTCTTCTCCAGCAATCTCTACAATTTTACCGTATGGAATACCTTTACCGAATAGGTAATTCAAGGCAAAGAATGTTGAGGGTATATATAAATCAGTATCAGTAACTTCTGAAGCTAACTTAATCATACTCCCATATTTCTTTGCCATCTCATTTGCTGTTGGTACCTTTAAACCAACTTTTGTTTTCTTTGCCATAATGTAATCTCTTTAAACTAAATAAGGTAGTAACCGAATGAATCTAATTACTACCTTATCGAATGAAACCATATTTACTAACCCTTAAATATCAGATTTGTATTTTCTCTTTTTCTTTGGTTTTTCGTCTTCCATGTAATGGTCCCGATGTAATCCCTTTTTCTTCTTCTTTTTCTTTGGAGCATCGTCGTCATCATCTCCATGGTCTTCATTGAGGAATTTTGCAAGCATTTCCTCAAGTTCATCATAAGATTTGATTTGAGAGCGAACTATACCTTCCAAATCTACTGTACCTTGGTATTTCTTATCCAACTTAGTTGGTTTACAAGCACGAGCAGAATAGGTAGTATCCATTTTACCTGAACCAGAACGGATGATTTTAATATCATATCCATTTTTCGGGTCAGTCATATCACCAGCTTCATCCTCATCAAGGTAAAGGTCGATGATGTCTTGATATACTGAGCGTGGAACTAGAACTCCCTTATCCTGGCCATCATAGTCAAACTTAGTACCTTTTTCGTCTACATATACTGGACCTCCCAATACATATTTTCTTCTGGGTACTAAAGTTTTTGCAAGTTCCTTGTCATCGTCATCCTTTGAATTTTTCAATTCTTGGTATTTCTCCATGAAAGGACATGGTTCATCAAAAGTAGCCGGAGATATAACTCCACCCAAATCCCCACCTAAGTAGAATTGAATAACTTCTATACCCAATTCCTGGTCATCACCCGGAGATTTGATTCTCATCCTTAAAGTACCCTCCTTAGGGTATACGAATCCACCTCCATTACCTTTTGATTCCAGCTGTTTCTTTCTAGCCAGCATCTTTTCTTTTGTAGAAAGTCCATCTGAGGATACTTTCTTTTTCTTTTTGTCTTTTATCATGATAATTACTCGTTTGGTTCGGTATAAATTACCTCGTTCATACTTAACACTGTAAGAGTGTTCTTTTCCAAGAGTTGTTGCAATGCAGGAGAAAGCTTGTCTGTTTCAAATTCTATTTCCTTACCTGCATATAAACCATAAGTAACAATTCTGCCGATAGCAACAAAGTCCTTATAGGTGTTATATTCTTCGGTGATGATACCAGATTTTACTACTACTCCCTTACGAGGTACTCCCTCTTTTACTTGTTCCGGAATAAAGAGTCCGGATTTTGTTTGATTTACCTCTTTTGGAGATAAAATCAATACCCGGTTCTCTGTTGGACTACCGGGCAATTCTTCATTAAATTTCTGAGCTACTGCTACAGATACGAAAGTCAATGAATAGTTCATATTTCTTATATTTTAAAAGTTAGTAATTGATTATAGTTCTTATTTCTCCTTACGAAGGTTGGCATTCAATGTTCTCAGTATTCCCTCTCTAGATTCATAAGCTCTACAGATTGAAATATACTTGTTAGCCTTTTCTACTGCCTTCAAATATCTTTGATATATGGACTTATATTTCGGACTTACGTTTGCTTTATGTGATACGTAGTCATTGTTGAATCTCTCGTTAGATTCTTTAATATAAATCCATGCAGAAGAATAGGCTTCGTCCTTTTCCCTTGCTAGTGCATCCCTTTCTTTAATATACTTATCTCTTAAAGAACAGAATATATAATAACTAGAAGGAGATTCTCGTAGCTGAGAATTGATGAGATTTTCATTTATAGATAATTCTTTTTGGATATCTATTTCTAATATCCTACCTTCGAATTTAACCTTTAGTTTCTTCAGTTCCGTTTTCATATTGTAATAGGTTCTTAAAATCCTCTTTACTATATTTACCATCTTGGATGGCTTTTGATACTTGAGCGAATGCACATCTATATGCAACATCCATACCAGGCAAATGAAGGAGAGATTTGTATGGTGCCATCTTATCAATCAAAGCCTTGAACCTTAAGTCGCATAAATTATCAGTTCCACCCCTATCAACCAGAATCATAAACAAAGCCCAATAAATATGGGTAGCATCTTCATAGGCTAACCTTGCCTCTTCATCTTTCATAACTCCAAAAGCCAAATCCTCTAATATATTGAGATTAGATTGTAATTGCTCTATCTGAGTTTTAATCCGATTGAATAACATCTTATCTCTACCTACTAACTGTAAATTACATAACCTTAGTTGTCGATTAAGATTTTCGATAGAGAAATTTAAGCAAGCAGCTACCATGTAAGTTAGCGATGATAGTCTGTTAGCATTCAAAATATCTTCTTCGTTTGCCATAGTTTCATAAATTTATATTATTTATATTGTCATAGTATCCTCTCTTTTTACTTCTGTAGTGGATTTAGCATTGTCTTTATGATGAAGGTACCGATTGCAACCAGGACATTTAACCAATTTACAATCTGCAAAAGTATGTGAATCCACTTCTGAATAATCATATTCGAATTCACAATCACAATAAGGGCATTTAGCTCGCCATATTGTGGGTCCATTCAAAATCTTTTTCATATCTCTTTATTTGTTTATTAAACCTTTCTTTGAATTGCTTGATGTGGATATGCTTATACTTCTTATGTTCAGCCATATATTCCTCTACTGAGAAATCTGGTTGTAACATCTTGTTATAATCATATCCTGGAATGAATGGTAATTCTTCTGCCATAGTTCTACCAATAGTAAAGTCCATATCCATATCAACATCATCAACTTGAAATCCGAAATATCTCTTAGTACTTGGATTACGTAGGATATTCCAGATTGTATATACCGTCCATGTGTTAATATCGTTTGGTTTAGCATACATATATACGGCATCATGTACTGTACAAGCTTCTTTCATCATTGGCAGTTTACCTTGCCTCATTAGATAATAAACCAGGATAGCTCCGAAGTTGGTCATATTTGCTGCAGCACCCTGACATGGGAAGTTAAGACCTAAACGAATTGCATAAGCAACCTCTTGCTTATCATTTGAATATATTTGGGGGAGTCTTCGTTTAGTACCAAATAACTGGGTATAATACCCATGCTTACGAAGGAATTTTTCTTGTTTCTCTTTAAACTTCCTAATCTTAGGATGTTGACCAAAGAATACTTCCATTTCCTTTGCTGCTTCTTCCGGAGTAACTATAATACCAGCTTTTGGGTCAGATAATTTCTGTGCTAGTAATTTATTACCAATTCCATAAATAAGTCCAAATGCAATCTGTTTAGCTTGCTTCCTTCGTACCTTCCATAATTTATAATCTGGGTGCATTTCATCTTCGTAAGCTTTACTTGCTTCTTCAATCGATACACCATATTTTGCTGCTGCTATACCAAGGTGAGGGTCTACTCCCTTGGCGAATGCTTCCAGGTAAGTTTCATCACCCGATAAGTGAGCCATCATTCTTAATTCTGCCTGAGAATAGTCGAATGCCATATAAAGATAACCGGGAGGAGCTACCAATTGTTTCTTGATATTTGGGTCTACAGAAGTCTTGGGTATTTGTTGCATGTTTGGGTCTGCAGAACTAAACCTATTAGAATCTGTACCATGTATATTATACCTACCGTGTAATCGAGAATCATCTTGTACCTTCTCTGACCAACCTAAGATATAAGTCTTATACATTTTCTCTAAACCTCTTAATTCAAGCATCTTATCAAGAAATATTGCTTTTGGAGATTCAGGGTCTTTTACAGTTAACCTTAATTCGGTTAATGTATCTTCATCTGTACTTGGCTTACCAGATTCATTATCTTTAATTACAGGGAATTTGAATCCAATATCTGAATACATTAGTTGAGGTAAATCAACTGGGCTACCAAGATTAACTGGTCTTATAAGTTCCTGTTCTTTCTTAGTAGTAAATACCCCTGCACGTATATTAGTTATCTTTTGTTGCCGAGAATCAATCTTACGTTTATCTTTTGGGTCATTATAATCTAACTCCTCGAGTTCAGCTTCTATTGATTGAATATATTTCTCAATCTTACCCTGATTGTATTTCTTAGTGAACTTCTTTACTCTTGGTAAATTATAGATAGCTTCCCTTGCAGCATCAATTTTGGGTTTGTATTCTTCAAGGAGTTTTTGATTAAATTTGGTATCAAGGTATAAACCCTCTTTCTCTACCGAGGTTAATACCCGGGAATTACACATAAATAAATTACGGAATACCGAATACATACCTAAGTCAATTAACTTTTTCTCAAAGAATATCATTAACCTAAGAGTATAATCTGTATCTTGACATCCATAATGACAAAGTGGGTCTAATTCTTTTTTATCCCAAGGTATCTTATCGAATTTATCTTGCTTCTCATAATCTCCATGTTCTGGTAGATATCTTCTAACCATTGATTTTAGGTCATGTGGTTTTTCCTCATTGAGAACATATTTTGCAAGCATTCCATCAAGGCAAGTACCTCTATAATAGATGTGATACTTTTGATTAATCTGGTCATCAAATTTCCAGTTCCATGCAACCTTGGTTATTTCGTAATTCTCGATTACCTCTTCTCCAAATTTCCTTAGCATCTTCTTCCAATTCCACCCTGGAGATGTATAATCTTTTGTTTCAAAGTGGTCTAATGGAATAGAAGCACCAAATCCTGGCATCCAAGATACTGAGAGTATAGTTGGTTTGAAACTCTTATTGTAAATTGGTTCTGCATTCGTTTCGTAGTCACAGCAAGCATAACCAGTTGATTTACAACAAGCAATGAGTTTCTTTAACTCTCTTTTGTTTCTTATTATGTGATATCTTGTTTCCATATATTTATAAATAGAAAGAGGGACATACCCACTTGTAGTAGATACATCCCTCTAAGGGTTAGAATTTCTCTTGTAAGTCTTCCAGATTGGTATTTAGGTATTTCCAATCTTTCTTATAGGAATGAAGAGAATCGATAGTGTGATATAGATAACCTGGTTTTACTCCAACCTCTTGTGCTACGTATTCCATTAGTCTCCATGCAAGGTATACATCATTACCAAAGTGAGTAACAAAGTCCGAACTTCTTTGGTGATAGCAAATATGTAATACTTTCTCTCCTTTACCATTCTGACGGATAAGGAAATCATAATACATTGAGCATGGGATACGTCTACTACCGTCAAGAAAACATAAATCTGAACCATGGAATATGGGGAGTACTGCTTTACGAGTATCATTATCCCTTTTAAGAAGATTGATTACCTCTTCTAAAGCTAACTTACCTGTATCACTTAAATCGTTCCAAATCCTTTCCGGATAACTATAATCGAATTTTTTCCCATTTGGACCTTCTACCAAGAATTGTTCCCATAGGTCTTTTCTTAATTCCCAAGCTTTACCCGGATTACAACCATACCAACCAGCCCTTTCTCTGAACTCTTCATCTGCCCATTCCCTTGAATGAGAGAATACAAATAACCATACTGGGTCTCCCAGTGAAGTTAAACAATATTGTTGGCAAATCAGTTCCTTTGTTTCAAACTCTTCTTTACCCTCAATCACTTTATTTTGATAGGTCTTTGGTTTTACAGTCTGACCATAACTGTTGAGTTCTCTGCCAAGTTCTGACATTAACTCAAAAGAATTACTGTAGATTCTCATTCTTCTGTTTCTTTAAAAGTTTCTTCTTATATACTTTCCTTTGAGAATAGGATATCACATTTTCTGGATATTCTATATCTTCATATTCTAATAGCAAGTCCTTTGCTAACAAAGCTTGGTATTCATATAAGTCAGGACGTAGTACTTTGAAACTTCTGAAAAATACTTTGAATGATGACCATTCCTTTTCTGTACCGTTCAGGATTTTGTTATATACTTCCTTAACCCGTTTAGTCCATGGATTATCAATACCCTTGATTACTTTCTTTAAAGGCTTATAAGCTGAATACATCAGAAGAGTTTCTACATTTCCGTACATCTGAGTCGCAAATAGGTTGATTTGTACTGACTGGTCCGGCCCATATACGTACTCTGACATTCGTTGAATTAATAGGAAATCGAATATTAACCTCTTGGTTATTTCTGAGGCTCGAACTACCATTGTAATAACTGGGATGTCCTCCCCGAATCGTTTTGAAAAAGTCGCAGCTATTAGACATTGTTTACCATTATCATGATGATTATTGAACATGTACGTAACATTGTAATTCTGATTATACTTTGACTTCAGGAATCTTAATTTGCTACGTAAGAGGTCTAACTTATTAAAGTCTATGTAATTATTCAATAAGCTTGTCCACTTAGTTTCTTTGTAATTAAAACACCTACCATAATCAAAATCTGGGTCTACCCATGCTTTACGTATTTTTATAAACACATTGTATGCTACTGCAACTCCACTGTTTGCAGTAGCACCCTTATCAAAAAGAACTGGGTCTAACCTTAGGAAAGCCTCGTTCAATTTCTCCCATGCCTCTTGTGAAGTTGCAAACTCCAAAGAGTGGAGGGTCTCCTCCGTATTTGATTGAAGACCCTCTAACTTCCTGTTCCAACCTGACATTAGTAGTTAGTTTTTTGACGCCATATATTAAGGCGTTGTTTTTTAAAAAATAATCTGAATAAACCTTCCTGAGTAAAACCCTGGATACCCAGGAATCCCATATATAGGTAGAATGCTTTTACCAAGGAATATTGAAAATCTAATTCCTTAGTCATTACCTGGGTTTGTTTCCATGGCCTACATTTTAGAAGATTCCTTGCAATGTTCAGTTCGTAAACTACATTGAACAATAATATCTTTTCCTCTTCATGAGATGCTTCACTTAAAGTATTGAATCCTGGAGTGTAATCTTTTACAGATTCATGGTCTTCATCAATCAGGTTAAACCGATTAACTAGACCAATAGTACCTTCAGTAACCATTGCTATACCAAGAGTAATTACATCCTTCAAGTTATTTACTTTAAAGTCAGAGTAATCCATTACATGATTAGTTCCCCATGACAAAATATCTTCTGGAGCAATGTTAGCAAAGAGAAATAAAGTGAAGTAGAATCCCAAGGCATCTACCTGTTCCTCATTGGCATTTTGCAAATGATTGAGTACCTGGGTATATTCGTCTTCTGTAAGTTGTTCAATATTCCATCCCCACTTATGGCATATCTTAACCACTTCTGAAGTAGATTCATAACCCTCCATTAATTCCTCTATTACTCTACCAATAAAGTCTTTAAGGATTGCCTGATTAGAAGGGTTATTTACGTCCAATGGAGCTTCTGGCAATTTTTCTATTTGCCTGTAGCCTTCAAATTGTTGTATTCCAAGAGAATACATCTCTTGTAACTCAGTACCTTCTTTGATTTGAGGTACTTGTTCACGTATATTCCTGATGTCCAAGGTATACTCCTTTCTTATTAATTTTCTGATGAACCAAATCCCTTATCTTGCCGAGTCCCCCACATTTGAGATTCAATATAGAATTCTTCTTGCTGAATCTCTTCTGGCTCGGTGATATAGATGGGTACATGAATAAATTGTACCAGCTTCTGCCCAGCTTCTATAACCTGAATTTCTTGAGAGGTGTTATATACTCCAATGTATATCTCACCAACATATGGAGAATCTACTATCTCGGCAGTAAAGATTAACCCTTTCTTAGTAGCTATACCCGATTTGTTTGCTGCCATTAACATAGATGCAGGAGGTTCTAGCAAACCTTTGATACCAGATGGGATAAGTATACGATGACCTGGTTTTAAAGATATATGCCTTACGAAATTTTCATTAAAGGGCATATCTAAAATATACCCATTTGAATCAAATTCGTTCTTGTCATGAATATCATCAGGGTATAAATCAGTTGGTACATAAAAATCTAACCCAGCATCATTGGGGTTTGCTCTGTTGGGAGATACTACCTCTCTTACTTTGATAAATCTAAATTTGTTCATAATATATTACATTGTTTTAAAAGTTGTCCAAAGGTTAATCCTCGTTGAGGGTAAATTCCAAGTGAATGACAGAATCTGTTAAGGTCTGATTCACCCTCCATAAACAAATCAGCAAGAACATCCTCTTGCCTTACATAATAATTTGGGTTGTTAAGATATATCTTGAACATAGCCCATATCATATCAATTTTTTTCATTACACTCTCGATAAAGTTCTCTAATACGTTTTCTTGGTACTTCGAATTTCTCAACTGTCTTTGAGATAATCTCTTTTTTATCTCTTCCTTTCCGAATCAAACCTCGAATGTATTTCTTGATACCAACTGTATCTTCCAATATATCCAAATCTTTGTATTGATTCTTCTGTTCTAATTCTTTCCGGGTAATGTTCAAGTTCTGGGACATCTTGAATGCACATAGTTCGGAATCTCCGCATAGTTTACACTCTTTAGTGGATAAATCATACCCAATACCAAAGCAAGGGTCTCCATTAGTTCCCAGCTGACTGATGTCTATCGGAGTAAGGATATCCTGCTTGGTTAAATCAGGAAGTTGTTGTTTTTTCTTTGCCATAATTAATCATCTATTCTTATTCTTTTTTCTGTTAGTCTTATAACGGAATCTTCAATCTTCAATTCCGACTCATACAGGGGTAAGTAGGAATGTCCAATTGCATTTATAAATAGTTTCCTGATATCACCCAAGTGTTGTGAGTAACGAGTGTCAGTATAAGTTAGTACCCTAACTTGCAGTCCTGAACAGAAGGATAAATCAAAATATACCTTATACTCATTGGGTATTACCTGAATAGATTGTATATCTGATATCCATACTAATGAACTACAATTAAAGACATGGAGAGGAATAAGTTCCTCTCCGATTATCTTATTAACCAGTTTCTTATATAATTTAATAATCATAACTTTTAATTGTTACATTTTGATGATTACAATTGGGACAGGTCCAATCTTTTGTATGCCAAGGACCTCTTAAATCTTTTAATTCGTCCTTTCTGAATTTCTTTTTGCATTGATGACATTGATATTTATATTCATCATAATCATACTGAGATGAATAGGTATAGAGTATCCCGGTAATCACTCCCAGTATTACTAATATCAGTAATGTTAATTCCATTGTTTTAAGTATTAATGTTTAATGCCCTATGTCCCTAATAAGGATGTAATTATTTCCTCCTACGGAGAAAAGTAATTACTCATAGTACTTATAAGTCTACTTAAGTAAGGTATTCTTATAAAGAATGAATAGGGTGATTCTTCCATAGCTTCTCTAACAGAATAACTTTCAATTCTTGTTTTTGATAATATTGTTTCCTATGTCTGCCATGTCGGCTAAGGTAATTCCCAGGATAATGAAGATCATCAAGGTATACCTTATTTTTAGATTCATCGGTTCTTACCAAACGACCAAGGAATTGAATGGATTTTTCTTGTGAATCCATACTTGCGGTATTGAGTAAGTATCTAAGCTTAGGAAAGTTTTTACCTCGAGCAATGATTGTAGTTGATACCAGGATATCTATTTTACCTTCTCTAAAATCCTTCATTATTTGTTGTCTTAACTTAGAAGGAGTATTAACATGCACATAGGAAATATTATAGGCATCGCCCAGTTTCTTTTTAAAAAACTTATATAGATTTTCACAATGTGCAATATGCTTACATACTACAAGAGCAGGATATCTGCCTTGATTAATATTCCATCGTAACCGAGCATAGGCCATTTTCCTTGCATACTTATTCAAGGTAATAGAGTCATCATAAATGTCCTTATAGGATATACAATCAGATTCCCAATTACCATACCAAGGTTTACCAGGTACCATCTTTACGATTGTTTTAGTTGAGTAACCTTTCTTGATAGAATCCTTAAGTTTAAACTCGGCAATCACCTTACCAAAGAATCCTTCAAGGTTCATATTCTTAACCTTATCTTTGGCAAGCTTACTCATATAAATGGTACCTGATAATCCTATACGAACTCTGGTATTAAATAAACGAGTAAGTACATTCTGATATTGTTTACTTCCACCTTGGTCTGCCTCATCTACCAAAACCATATCTATCTTAGATAATTCCTGTTGATAGAATCTCATATTTCGAGAAATAGATTGAACCATACCAATTGTAAAGTTACTCCAGTTTAAAACCTTACCTTGAACAAAAGTTATATCTTCTCCCGGGAGATATTGCTTAAATTCTTCTCTAGCCTGGTTTAACCAATCGGAGTCATTAGTTATTAGCAAAGTCTTTAACTGTTTCTTATAGGATAAATATAAAGACGACATGATAAGTGTTTTACCTGCATTAACTGTGTAATCTAATACACCAATATGGAAAGGTGTATCACCTACCTTATTATTGATTACTGATTTAACTGCTTTCTCTTGTTCTGGCCTTAACTTATACTTACCTATCTTCGTAACTACCTTTTTGACTTTGGGTAAAGGTTTCCGCATATCTACAACTTTAGGTTTAATTCCATACTCAATACACTTTTCATATACTGCCGGAAGAAAACCTATCTTAAACTCACCATGCTTGTTTATATAATGTATCTTACCATCCCAGTTCTGCATACCTCTTTGCCTTGTACGTAAGTAGAAAGCATTAGGATGTCTAACCGAAAATTCCTGGTAGAGTTTCTGTGCGAACTTAAGAGGTAAATCAAGTTCGCACATATTTCCGTTTTGTATTATTATCCTACTCATTTGATAATTACCGTTACACCTTTAGTAGCTTTATCCATTCCCATTGCTTCCTTGAGAAGTTTAATGTGATGTTCCTCATCAGCAACCAACTTATTCAATAAGTACATCACGTCATCATAATCTGCCCGGTCATTGTATAAAGCTACGTTATTCATAATCTTCTTGTAATGACCGATAGTTTCTATTTCTGAATCTAAGGCAATCTTCAAAGCACTCTCAGGAGAAAAACCTACCTCTACCTTTGGATAAATATCCATAACTGAATTCTCTTCGTATGGGTCTGCCTTCTGTAAGAAATCAGATAATTTATCGTAGTGTCTCATCTCTACCAAACCAATACCCAACATAAGTTCTGCAATAGGTTCAAATCTTGAAGACTGTTGAGTATACATTAAGATAGCACTAATCTCAGAGAAAGGTTTATCCTTCAGAGCATCCTTGAACATGTTAACAATATCATCTGGCCAAGGTTCGATATCATTGAAGTCAGGATAATCTACTGACTGGTCTGAATACTTGAGGACATCAATAAAAGCATTAGCCGCATCCTCTACTCTGTTACCTAAAAATTTTAAAGCTTTCATAACGTTACGTTTTTAATTATTAATCTTTTCCCAGAGAGAACCTTCAACTTCAGGTTCCTCCTCTAAGGATTTTTTATTCCTATACTTATATAAATACTTATTGTATCTTTCAACGGCTTTATCCGTATACATCTGTGCAATATCTGGCAAACCATTACACCATGCAAGAGACTCGAACTGGGCATCAATGAAGGTCTTATAATCCCAACCTTCTTCCTCTATGAATGCAGCTACATAAGCAAAATGAACATACTTCTCTGGATTCTTTTCATAGGATTCATATATACCAGTTGCTTTAGCAATCTTACTCACAAAATAATCATGTACCTTAGCAGTGAGTTCTAAATCTGCTGACTGTAATTTAATCTCAGCTTCGGTTTGATTAGTAATGTTGTCCTGCATAGATATCAACCTTTGCATAACATTCCTATAATCAGTCATCCTCTTTAAGCCTGTCTCAATATATTTAATAAAACCTTCCCGAGTATCAAATTTAAAATCCTCACAGAAGGTATTACATATCTCGGCAAGCTTTTTACAATTTGCCCATTCCCTTGTATTACTTTCGTTTATTTTACGAACTCCTCTATGCTTTAACTTTATACGGGTTGCATATAAAATATCAGCAACTAAGGCAGCATCCCCTTTGGATGCTAGTAACATGTTATTTACTTTCTTAGTTGTCCCTTTATTAGAAACAACTACTGCTCTAGTATTTATTGCCGATTTACGAGCAATAACAAAAAAAGCCTCAACTGGGAAGTTATCTACCTCTAAGGTATTTAATATTTCCTCAAATTGAGACTTAGTAATGTGAATGCTGGGTTCTCTCATTTTATCCTATTACAAACTAAAACTCCATTAATACAACCCTCATTATCCTCTACCCAAGCTTTCTTACCAAAAAGATTTATACCTGGTGATTGGAACTGTACATAATATGAACCTCTACTTGTACCAACATACCAATTTACATCTTCAGGTAAGTTTAAAGTATAATCTCTAACTTTACCATCAACCATTTCACATCTGAAAACCATATTCGTTTTTGGTTTTGGTTTAGAGCACCAAGTTCTAACTGGAGTCATACTACCTATAATCCAAATGAATACGGATAGAACTACTGCCAGGAAAATGTAAGAGCCATCAATTTTTATTTTCTTCATATCATTAATATTTTAAGTTATATAATATAATAGGAAATCCTTATTCCAAAGAGTTCTTGATTTGAACGAGTTCTTGATAACTTTGATACCTTGTTTGATATACTAGCTTGAGTGTTTGTTTCCTCCCCAAATCATTTACATCTTTACCGTCTGGTAAAAACACCACCTTGACCTTTTTATAGGCAACAAGTTTGAGCGCAAGATTGACTGCATATCTTTTGGCATCTGGGTCCAACAATATAATATATCTTTGGCATGAGGATTTAAGTAACTCATTGACTTGGTAGGCACTAATAGCTTTACCCATTGTGGCAATGCCCCTATCTCCAAGTGTGAGAGCATTAAGTGCTCCTTCGCAAATGAATACCGACCTGTACATTTCCAATGCGTCATAATTAAATATGATAAACTCTTTTCCAAGGCCTGTGATATCTTTGTTGGGGTTATTATACCGAGGACCGTTTCCGATAACCTTTCTGGCATTATAATACCTGAGTTGGCCATGATAATAGAACGGTATAATAAGGTATCCGAAGAAAGGTTCCTTTGTCGCATAACCAACTCCATGTTTACATAACTCTTCGATATTAAATCCGCGGCCTTTGACATAGCTTCTAATGCTCCTTGCAATTTGTGAATCTCCGATACTAAGGAGTCTAAAACTATCGGGTAAGTACAAAGGCTTAGCTTCTGCAAGTTCAATTTTCTCATCGTGAAATTCAAGTTCTTCGAATTGTCCATTGTTTAAGAAATTTATAAGTTCGTGATAAGTATCGAATCCCTCAACATCCATAACTAATTGTGAAGGATTCGGATGCTCATTACATCTAAAGCAATTAGTTCTGTACATGGAAAGATTAACTCCCATTTTTAATTCCCTATGACAGTAAGGGCAAGTTGGGAGTTTCATCCAGCCATGTTTATATTCAAAAGCTCCAAGTCTTTTAATGAAATAAGTTTTGAGCTTAGACTTAAACTGATTTGTTATTTTCATGTTCCTTTATAGCTTTACGAATTACTTTTCGGATTCTCTTTAAATCCTCTAAATCCAGGTTACTGATGGAAGTTGTTTGCCAACCATTATGAGATATTTCTAAAGCTAATCCATCAGTTCATCTATCTTTTACTACTTCTACTTTCTTTGTTCTCATTCTTCTTTTTACCACAGATTCTACAATAGGTTCTGGTACGATATTTCTTATAATATTGAGCTCTCTTCCTACCTCCTTTCCTTGTAAGGATATTTCTAGGTCTCTGCCTAAGTTCCCACCAATGCTCTGTTATCCAATCATGAATACCAAGTTTACATTTATATATCTCCAGTTGTCCTTTCTCTTTTCTTGGAATCAGCATCTGGATTATCTTTCTTTTTAAATTGCTCATCCAATTTACTACCGTATACTTCATCATATTGCTTTCGTTGTTCTTTAGTAAATTCTGTACATCTTTGTCTTTCGACATCACATTTGAATAAAGCTCTACCAGAAGGAAGACCATCTCTTTGTACTACAATCTCAACTCGAAGAATATTATCTTTCTCCTCTTGCTCAGTACAATTAAGACCCATTATAAATTGAGCATTACGAACAATTGCAATTGAACCAGAGATATCATTCTCATCATACTTGGTAGTTCTATGTTTCTTACCCTCCCTTGTAATATGATGAGCAGTCCATATAACATCTAAATGTAGTTCCTCTGCTAAGTTCTGTAAGTCAATATATACGTTTGAGATTCTATCAAAATCCTCTTTATCTTTAGCTAATGATGCAAGCTTACCTGCATAATCGACCATCAATACCTTAATATCAATTCCCTGGCTTCTAAGAGTTAATATCTTCTCTCTTATATAATTGCAGTCAGTAATTAATGCGGGTACTCTTTCAACTACCAATTCAACTCCAAACCTTGCCAATTTCCTTAAATGCTTAGCCTCGAGTTTATCGTAATCTCCGGAATATAATTCCTTCTTTGTTTTATTGATACTTGATTGAATGAAACGGTCCATGATTTGTTCTTGGCCATTTTCTGTATCTATATATAATACCGATTTCTTCATTCTTAGGTATCCTCTTGCAAGGTTTACCATGAAGAATGTTTTCTTTGCCTTAGGTCTATCCAAGATTACATTTACTGAAGCTACTGGGAATCCACCAGCATTGGTCAAATCATTCAATTGCCTAAATGGACATGGAACTACGGATGGTTCTGATTGTCTTTTAAATTGTCTCTCCGTAACATCTCGAATCATATATAAGGGTTCATCCTCTTTCTTAGGCTTACTCTTTTGAAGAACCTTCTCAATCTTTTTAGAGTATTCTTCATATTGTTCGAAGTTATCTAAATCGAATGAATCATTCAAGTTCTTCATCTCAACATAAGTAGAGAACTTATAAATCTTCTCCTTAATATAATCCGAATCCGATAGTTGAATTGAATAGAGGTTTTTAATGATTCTCTCAATAGTGGGGATGTCATCCTTAGTTACTAAATCTACATAAGCCTTGGATTCTAGCATTTCCTTTATCACTTCCTTTAATACATTCTGAGAAGGTATCTTTTTTGTCTTCTTAAAGTACTTAAGTATACCCTCACATATTAAGGAATGCTCAATAAGAACTAAGTAACTGGGTTTTAACCTTCCCAGTACTAAACCTCCTTCCTTGTCTTGAATAATGAACCGGAGTATCTCTAACTGGAAGTCCGGTGTAAAGCTAAATTTGATTTTATCTTTTTTCATACATTAATATATTGCAATATAATAACTAATAGATTTTGATAGTCTCCATATAGTTCTGAACTCATGTCCACAGTATCTAGTCTTCTAATCCTCAGCCGCTTGGTGAAATATTTTGATATTCTTATATTATATAATGAATAATTTTATATATTTGCACTAACGAAATATTTATAAAGATATGAGAAAGACCAACGGTAATAATGGTTCAGAACTGCACAGATTAAAACCTATGCAGGATTATGATGAAGCCATGTTTAATAGGTTGTATAAAGTTTGTAAACCTGTTATTAGGAACCTAACCAAACAGATAGATTACAAAAGATTCAACCTTACTCCAGATATAATATCTTCTTATTTCTGGGATAAAATGTTATTTGTTTTTAATAAGTACTACGGTACTTGTAGTGAAGAACATCTTAAAGCAAGAATCTTATCATCTCTAGCTACTTTTAAAAATAAGCTTCTGAGATTTGCCTATGGAGAGGTTGCAGAATATAACCAGAACTTATTTAAGCTTGAGGATTTATTTGATAATGATAAGGAACTCGAAGATGATGAGGAAGAAACTAAAGCTAAAGAAGATATGTTGGAATTGCTTTATGATTATATGAAAGCTAATCTATCTTCGGATGCTTATATGTTATTCGAGGTATTAGTAACTCCTCCACCATATATTAAAGAACGTATGCCTGAGTCAGGAAGAATTACCAATATACTTTTAGTAGAGTTCTTTGATATGCCTCGAACTAAAAACTCTATCAAATATATTAGTGAACTCAAGGCTGATATCCAATACTGGGAAGAGAAAGCCAAAGAAGAACTGCATTACTAAACACAAAAAGAAAGGGACGTTTCCCAACGTCCCTATCCCAATTGTTAAGCAATTCATAAATTAAAAGTTCATTGATATTGATATTGTTACAAGTAGTTACACATTATTATAGTTTTATAATGTATGCTAGTACATAATATGGTGGTCTGTTTTCGTGTGGTTGACCTCCACCTACAGCTCGGGTATCATGGTCCCAAAGTGCTACATAAGAATTATCCCTATCAGTTTTATTACTACCATAGAGGTTATTACCAATCCACTGGGAACCATTGATACCTATACCGTCGTAAGCCTCAATATAATAGGCATCTGCAAAGTTATGGACATGAGAAGGTATTTCTGGAGTGGTCAAAGTAACCTTATCTTGACCACCGGTATTACCGATAAGATTGTAATCTTCATTACCAGATTGCCAACCTACTACGAACTTACCAGATAAGTCTGGGGTTTGTAAGTCATCTACAATCTGACCATTACATAAAGCCCAGCCATTGGGTACTTGAGTACCATTCCACATGGCAATTAATCCTCTTGGTATACTGGAGCCTTCCATACTACCTAACTTCTCATCTATATAAGCCTTGATATCAAAATTCGGGAATCCCTGCAATAACCGTAAGAGAGTTTCTACATTAGATTGTTGTATACCATGTATAGCAGTATTATATTCTACTGGTTGAGGGAATCTTCCACCGTAAGGGACAATAGAATATTTCTCTACCGTATTATCCATGGGGTTAATACCTTGACCATAAATACCTACCAATACCATAGAGGATTTGTCTACCAAACCTTGAGCCACAGAAGCCATAGCTCTATTAGCTAGTGACTCATAAGTTAATTCCGTATCTTCTAATACGTTTATTTTTGACAAGTTTCTAGATTCCTTAGCATTTGGGTATAATGGGTCTACCGACTTTTTATACAAACTGTAGAAGGAATTAGATTCATTCCAGAAAGCCCTGAACTGTACTGGGTTCTGTACTGGTTCTTCCAAAGGAGTATGATAAGCGAATACAATCACATCTTCATTACTACCCTTAGAACCTTCAATATTTGAGATACTAATTGTTGCAGCATCCGATATAAATATCATACCATCCCGGGCAATACATCCGAAATTAACTTCCGGTCCTTCTCCAGAATCCGAAGCCTTAGTCATGTACCTTGCAATAATTCTATCCTTCATTGCAAGATAAGCCGGTGAGGTAGGTTCTCCATTGGGAGATATTGTGATAGCATTGTTAGTTATCACTGCCGAACCAAATCCACAAAATGGACCTATGCCAATAGGTGCAGCTATTGCTTCAGCTGCATCCTTGGACTTAATAATACCTTCATAATCGAAATAAGTTTTCATACTGTATCTTCGTTTTTATTGTTCTTAAAATCTTTCGATTGATTCCTCATATCTTGGAAAGCCTCTCCTACATCTTTGAACTTGAATGTTATAAATTTCCATAAGATAGCCCATATACTATACCTTTTCTTTACTCCATGGAGTTCACATATATGGTTGTAAATACTATCTATTTCGAAACAATAACATAGTATCATGATTGTTATCGAAACTGTTATATGATTAAGTCCGTATGGGTCTCCAATAGCCTTACCTATAACGGCACCAAGTAATACATAACATAAATAATCAATAATTTTATTAAGAGTTCTTCTTCCTGCTCTAGATTTTCTTACTTCTATACCCTGCATCCTACTGACGGATATTCCAAACCAGAAGTCCGAGAGTATTAATACAAAGGCTAATAAAATCATCCACCTTAGGTCAAAGATAATGGCATAGCATTCAGAAGTGAATCCTATAATACCAGTTTTGAGGATTGTGTTAAAAGAGTTGCTTTCCATCTGTTTTTATTCTATTTTAAGTTTCCATTCTGTTCCTTCGGGAACCTCTATTTGGATTCCCTGCTCTGATATGTCGTTGGATTCCCATACTAATTCTGTTTTATCTACTATGTCTTTCATACTTACTAAGAATACTGCTTTGACTGCAGGATTATCTTTTACATAGAAAATATGTCTTCCAGGTAGATTAGTAAAGAATTGATAAGGACTGGTGTGAACTACATCGGGAGCTGTCTCATAAATTATATCACCAGAATCTCCAGTATCTGAAGTACAGGTTACGATAGTAGATACTTCTGGTACACTACTACTTAGTTCTGCACTTACGGGATTAAGAGTTAATGTATACTGAGGTACTACTTTTTTTACCGTTAAAGTTACTACAGAACCTTGATAATAAAATTCATAGGTTCTTGGTTCACCCATAGTTATTAAAAGGTTAGAACTATAAGTTTCTGAAGAACCTTCTAACTCAATGCCAGTAATTACATTACCTCCATCTCCATACCTTAAATAGAATTGGCAATTCTGATTCTTGGTTAATTGGTAACCGGCCTTGATATAATGGGTTGGTTCCGTTTGAGAATATGGTTCTAGTTCATACCAATTTTCATCATCCGGATTCATAGGTTCTAACCATAAGTAGGATTCTGGTACAGGTACATATTCTAATACCTCTACCTCTACTATTTTAGTTGGGTCTCCTACGGATTCGAATTTATAAATACCAGCATCATTAAAAGGATAGTCTGTACTTCTACCATAATAGAAATCGGGTCCTTCTACGTATCTATCATCCAATTCTACACTTCCAAGCTTTACCCATGTACCAGAAGTATTAGTATTTTTTCTGTATACATTTACATTCTTATCGAAGTATGAATATAAGTTAGCGCTTTCAAAAGTAGAATAATGGATACCAGAAGTAAGGAACAGCTTAATGGAAGCAGTGCCCTGAGCATTCAGATTAAGCTTCTTATTGGATACTCCAATGCCATAAGTAATTGTGTATCCCAATCTGTAAGCAACTACTGTACCATAGTTTGCAGAATTACCAGAAGTATCTTTGGTACATCTGAATAGGAATGTACCAACTTGGGTAGGAGTCCATCTAGAACCATTCCTAACCAATACTCCTGGGTCTGTAGTAAGTACGGCAATTAAGTCAGCAGTGTTTTCATTTGGGTCTGAGGAACGAATGGTTATCTTAGATGATTCTCGATTAGTAATGTTTACATTTCGAGGTTCACATATTACAGTATAGTTAGTAGCTATTGCTGTAACATTTAAGATTACCCTCTTTGCCGGGAAGTCTGCAATAACAAATTCATAAGTACCTGCAGAAGTTATTTCCCAAATAGAACCAGAGGGTTTAGTTTCATGAGTATTGATTAACTGAACATCTACAGGTCTGATATTGCCTTGGTAATTCATATTAGCAGTAACCTTAATCTCAATCTTGGGATTACTACCAGTGATTACCAAGTTATCTAAATCTGTACCACCACTTATTAAGTCGGCATAGATATGATAGGATTTAGTGTAGTATTCTAAGCCTACATCTACATAAGTAGTTACTGAGTTATCTCCAACGCTCCTGAAGTAATATCTTTGGTCACCTTTCTTTGCATAGAAGATAGAACCGCTTTCATATAACTTAGAGCTCCATTTATTTTCGGATGGGTCATATCCAGTTACCTGATATCTTAAATCTGCATCATCATAATCTGAAGTTACAGTTACTCGGATAGGTACTTCGGTAATATGTCCCGTTACGATTTTGACTGGAGATATCAGGGGTTCTGCAACTATCTTATAATTGTAGGCTAAATCAAAACCATACTGGATGTTACCTGATACATTGTAAGGTAAAAATCTATCGAATAGTCTATCGATAGACTGTTTGAAAGCTTTAAACTCTTTAGTTGGGGATGTGAAGCCATGGCCCCCAATATTGATATCTACCTGGATACATTGAGCACAACCATAAATCTTATCATAGTTGTACTTATCATACCTGGAATAATCCGTATCATATAATGGGTCTACCTTTTCCCACTTATCCATTTCTCCATCGGTTGGGTCTACAATGGTACATGTTAACCCATACATATTAAAAAGAATCTCGAAGAACTTCCTTGAGCCTCTGATTTTAAGTAATGAGATTGAGTACTTTAAAATTGTACGAATCTGTTCATCACTTAAATTAGGAACTCCTGTATGCTCTCCTGTTCTAGCAAAGGGTAATTCTCCCAAGAACTCCCAGAGGTAGTTTAAATACCTCTGCTGAGTTTTATCGATATCGATTAAATCTAGAATATTATCAATATCAGAAGTAATATTATCTTGGAAGTATGAACCACATATTTCTAGAAATCTTTCTAATATGCCCTTACCATCAACTTTATAAGTATCTTGCTCTTTAAATTCGAATGGTAAGAAATCAATTAGGTTTTTAAGATTTATCATACTGTTTCATTTACTTTAAGTGTTAACTGACTTGAATCTTCGAATACTGGGATATTATAACCTGGGTCTGTATAATCTTTATTTGGTTCGGCAATGGTTATGATATATCTGAATCCCGATTGATAACCATTGTTCTGGATATCAAGGGCAAAGATAAACCCATTTATATTATCTCGAATTTGTGTAGTCTTACCTACTTCTCCATCATAAGAGAATCCTCCTTTCATAGACTTAATTGTAAACTTAGTTCCAGAGGAGAAAGATATAAAGTAGTCCATAGAACCATTAGCCTCGTCCAATTGGAATTGACCAATAACTAATTCTTTGTTACCATAAATTGTTGTAGGCCAAGGTTTAGTATAGAACTTCTTCAGATGTAAGTAATCTACTGATTCCAAGTTATCGATAAGGGCATAGATATCGGAGATTCTTACACTACCACCAATGTCTGAACTCTCCGGAGAATAAGCATTAAATAAAGCACTAAGTATTTGGGATTGAATCTCTGAAGTCTTATATGACTTCTTACCAGTAACTTCAATATCCAGTATGATATTAACCTTACCTGCAGACTTAACAGTTAACCAAGTAGTAAGTGGAGAGTTCTGATGTAAGATATCATATACTTTCTGAATCATAGCCGAATCAGCAATTACTCCATTATCTGGAGCAATGTATATAATTAGCTTTCTACCGCATTTATATTCGGCTTTAGCTTTACTAACTCCATCTACCAGTTTAGCCAAGTCTACGAAATCCTGTTTAGTAACAGCTACTCCCATAGTCTTAACACTCAAAGGTATATGTTCCTTGAGCATACTGAAGTTCTCATAGCTTGAACCTCCTCCAGCATTGTAAGTATTACTTACTGTAGCATCAGATACTGAAGATGATACCACTGAAGGGACCGATGTAATAGTACCAGATTTAACATTACCATTAATACCAGTAGTAAGGTAGAATACTACATCGGATATCTTTGCACCTACTGCAGGTTTCTTACCATTCTTTCCATCACCAAAGTATATATACGGATTAAGTGATTCATCTACTACTACCATAAAATGATTATCGGTAGGCTTTGAATAAGCAAAAGTATTTACTAATACCCAGGATTCTCCACCGATTTTCATGGTCATAGTTCCGTGTTCGTAATATTTACCATTAGGTAAAGTACCAAGAGTAATCATTACACGTTCATCAGAAGGTATAACCATACCATTGATTTGACTTTCGGTATATAATTCATGTTGTACTACGGGTACCTTACAATCGGTAACATTAGCATACCAAACTACATCTCGAGTAGATAACCATTTGTTACCTGATTGGTCTGTAAATAAAGTTCCGGATGGGATAGTTAACTTAGCACCAATAGAGTCTCCTGATACATCCCGAGATATAGTTAAATCTACTGATGCTGCAATAGCACCTCTTGCATGATAATCTACCAAGGCTCCATGCCTAACTACCGAAGTATATTTCCGAGCAGTAGGTAGGAAGGTTTCCCTTGCCATATTATCGATGTAAT